GTATTAAACTTATTAAATAATACTTCTTCTATCTCTTGTATTTTATCCATAATATTAATACCTTAATCTTTTTTATAAATCTGTTAAATAAGCATCTGTTTTACAATGCGGACAAGCCCAAAAACTATTCTCATAGTCGTTTATATACTCCATTGAGTGTACTTTTATACCTTTAATATCGTATTTCTTTGCGTTTATTTGTGGGTTTTCGTCTATTAACAACCTTTCACAATTATTACATTTGCAAAGTTCTGTTCCGTTTTCTTTTGTTTTCATAGTGTTATTTCATTTTTCCAAAAACTTCTACACATTCCATAAACTTCATTAATAGAATATCCATTGGTTTCATCTATTAATAAACTGAAACTATCATACTTTGTTAGATTCTTTTTGCGTGGTACTTCTAATTTAATAGTAAAATCTCTTTGTAAAGCCATTTCTAAAACACTTCCTCCACCAAAAGTATCACTGAATAAACCACAATAGTTTCCTTTTGGTATAGTTACTTCTTTTAGTTCAAAGTTGTTATCTATTAAAGTTTGAATATCTAATAAACCTGTAAAAACTAATAAGTTTGCGCCGCAACTACTATTTTCAAGTTCTTGCCAAAAATCCGCATAAGAAACTAATTCTTTACCATCTCTATACTTATAGTTAGGAAAACTACCATAAACTGCAACATCATTTTCAACTAATAACTTCTTAACTTTTGCAGGATTCAAATTTAAAACATCAACCATATCTCCAAAATAAGATTCTCTATAAGAATAACCGCCTTCAAAATGGTGTGAATTGATACAATCATAGTTTGAGTATAAAGGTATTCTAACTTCTAAACTGCTTGAATTACGTACTAAATCTTTTAAAACTGTACTATCATCAACACTATAATAATGGTTGTTAATTTCATCTCTATACTCTTCAATAATTTCTTCTGCCTCTTCCTCTTCAATTTCAAACTTACTGCAAATATCTGAAATAAGTTCTTTGTCTAAACTTTCAAACTCATAAAAAGGACTTTCAGAATACCATTTATCAATAGCTTCATAGAGCGCATCTGCATTTTTGTTGTCAATACATTTTTGAATAAGTTTTGTATGTTCGTCTAAATTATCATTATAATTAACATAGTATAAACTTGTTCTTGTTGGTAATAAGTCTTTTATTTCTTTAAATGTTATTTTAATTGCTTCCATTTTGTTTGTTTTTAAGTTTTATTCTGCCGAAAAAAGAATTAAGAAAGGGATTTTAAATGTTCTCTAACAATCAACTGTTGTTTGCTTTGTGGTATTAAAGATAAACAAAGGTTAGTTAATTTAAGTTTTTTAAGGTTGTTATTATCAACTGCTAAAATTTTATTAAGTTTGGTTTCAAATTTCATAATTTTTGTGTTTTAAATTCTCTGTAAATGTATAAATAATTTCCGCAATAAAAAAATAAAAAGACAGAAATATTTTAATTTATAGTTATTCTAAATAAAGATTACTATTCTTTATACCTTGTTAAATTCAGTTTATAACCTTGTCTTGTATATCGAGGTTTCAACCAAAATAAACTATTTTCCGCATCAAAAAATGGTCTTGCTTTAAAAGGCTCTTTACCTAAACCAACAACTGTAACATAAGTTTTATTTTTGGCTAACCCTTTTATTTTTTCTTCTGTTGGTTGTTGCCAATCTTTATAGGTTTCTTTGTAATTCTCTATTTGTTCAAAAGAATTTTTATTGTTTAGATAGCTTTGAGAATTATAAACAAATCTACTTAATATTTTTTCATCTAAATTCAAGTGTTTACAATGTTCGGCAACTGTTGAGTTATAACAATATATGCCTTTACTTTTCAAATCCTCAATTACTTCAACTATTTCTTTTAAGTAGTGTTTAAAACTGTCTTTGTAATTTTCAACTTCGCTTAAATTAATAAGTACCATTTGTTCAAATGCTTTTGCTTGTAATATTATTTCTATCATTTTGTTATTGTTTTTAAATTTTTGCCCGAAAAAAGATTAAAAAGAACTGTTAATTTTTAGGGTGCAATTTACAAGCATAATTACTTAATAAGTTTCTTTGATAGTCTGAAAGGTTTAAATCTTTACAAAAATAATCAACTTCATCATTAATTAGTTGTCTTATCATTGGTTTATCGTCTGCAAATCTTTGTTTAAATTCTTCTGCACCTATTTTAAGTGCTATTTTTACTTGTTGGTACTTTGATAGTATTTTCATAAGATAATGTTTTAAAATGGTTAAAAATAGTGTTAAATTAAATGTTTGAGGGTTTTGTTAGAATAAATCCGCCGTAAAAAGAAAACTGAAAAGAAATTAAACAACCTCAAACTCATACTCATATAAAGAATAAGGAACACTTAAACCACTTTCCAATACTTCTAAATCACAAAGATACATACCATTCATACTACTGTCATAAAATTGATTTTCTCTTACAGAATTAACTGATTCAACAATAATTAAATCAATCCCTAAAAATTCTGTGTAATTATCATTATCTGATATAATACGAACTACTTTATTTATCATACTTCAAATGTTAACGGTTGTTAATTTATTTTATTTATTTAAGAACAAGCCACTTTTTACTTTATATTTCAAAGTCCTTTGTAGAATAAAGGATTTTGTTTGGTGGGGGTTGTCCTCCCCTATTGTTCCACGTGGAACACTATAATTTTTAGACTTGTCTAAATTTTATTTTCGTTATACCATTTTATAAATTCTACACAAGCATTATAGGTAGCTTCTATTTTACTTTCTTCTACCATTTCTCTTGTTTTGGAATAACTTTCTCCCATTACATCGGTTAAATAAAAAATAATCATTACAGAATTACCATTTCCTATACAAACTGCTCCACCCATATTCTCAATCTTCTCTACTACTTCCATTAACCAATTCCAGTCAATATGGTATTTAAAACTGCCTAAATCCTCTTTTATATTATCATTCATATCAATAGTAATATTTTGCATAAACTTTGCAATCAATACGTTGTTTTCTGTTGTATTCATAATTTCTGTTTTTAATTTTCTTTTGCGCGATTTTATAAGTTTTTATTCCGTTAAACATTGAATTTTATGTTTTTACCTCTACTTTGATTACTTAAATCATTAGTTTTTGATATATTCCACCCCTTAATAAGTTTATCTTTGTACTTATTTGAGTTAATTTGATAGAATTTTGTTATAGTTGAGTAGTTGCACCCTATTAAATCGGCTATTTTGTTTGCTCCTTTACTGTAATATACTTCATTTGTCGTTATATTCCTTGCTATAAATCCCATTTAGTAGCTTTTTTAGTCGTTAAACATTGATTTCTTGACAAATGTAATACTTTTATTTTAATCCACCAAACAAAAATGTTTTTATTTTTTACCTGCCAAATTAAATTACTAAACAAATTTTACCTTCGCCCACCCATAAAGTCTTATAACCTTGTTGTTTAAGTTCTCTATATCTGTTTATTTCGTTTGAGTTAATTATTATTTGTGCTTCCATTAGTTTTCAAATTTTAAGTTGTATTTTTGTTTTCTTATTTCAATTGTTTTTTGCGAAAATTAATTAATCAACTGTAATACTTCCAATTCATCATTGCTAAATAAACTACACATTTTATCATACTCTTTAGCAACTGCTTTATATGTTTTTTTCGCCGTTCTACTGTCTGTGTCATAACCAAAACCACTGCAAAAATCTTCAAAAGTTCCCACATCATACTTTTGTAAACAAGCTAGTACATCATATAAAGTTGGTGTAATAGGTTTAGATATTGTATCACAAATTGAGTTAAAAGGTATTTTTGACAATGTTCTAACTTTAAAATATAAATCTGTATTTTTTAGGCTTAAATATTTTCTATCTAATTGAGTAATACAATTACCTTGTTTAGCGTAAAAACCGCTTTTATTTAGACTTTGCCCAAACTTAAAAGTGTATTTTCTTTGCCCTCGTTTCAAAGTAATATTATAAATATCTCTTGTTTCTTTATCGCCTTGAAAATGCAAACCATTCTCTAAAAATTCTGCTTTAAATTCAAGGTTAAAAGATTCAGCTAATATATTAACTGCTTCGTTATATTGACTGTTATCAATTAAATTTTCTATTTGTGTGCTTAATGCTTTCATAATTTTATTTTCTGTTTTTAGTTTTTTACCCGCCGTTTTGTTACTCCTCCTCTTCATTTTCAATTCCTAACATTTCAAAAATCCAATCCTCCTCAAACCAAAGTAAATCATTTAAAGCCGTTTCGCTTAAACCATCGGGATAGAGTTCATCGATTAAATTATCGAAGTCGTTTGCTTTGCCCTCGTTTATGATTCTCTCTTGTGTTTCTTCTGCTCCACTCCAAGCGTTAAAATTTACTAAATTTGTTTCGTTAAATGTTTTCATGAGATTATATTTTTTCTGTTATTAAAGTTCCTTTTTTGATTTGTTCCTCTCGTTGTTGCTTAACGTATTCGTTTAACAATTCCCATGCCTCAACGCCCTCTATACTTCCAACTTCAAAATGTAATTGTTTCAAAGCGTTTTCAACTACTATAATAGATATTTTTTCCATTGTTTTAAATTTTAATTGTTATTAACTTATACAAAGATATAATTTATTTTTTATACTTTGCTATTGTTTTTTAATTATTTTTGTTTTATCTTTGCTTTTTTCAATTTTTTTTCGCGAAATTTTAGTAAATAGGTAAACTTTTATAAACTTTTTTATCTATTAATCCCACTTTTTGAGGTGTAGAAGTAGTTAAGCCATTTTTTGCATTATATCTTTTAAACCCTACAAAACCGCTACTACTTTGTAATTTGTAAACCTTAAAACAATCATTTTTACAAGTTGCTTTTAAACCGTCTAAAATTCCAGTTCCTTCAAGTGTAATTATATCGCCTGTTTTAGCTACTTGTTTATATTCTTCTAATGTATTAAATATTTTCATTTTCTTAATTTTTAAAGTATTACTTCAACCCTCCCAAAATCTTTGCTTCTCAATACGTAGATAGTTTTAAACCCTCTTTGTACTTTTGTGTGTTTGACTTTTAAGCGTTGCATTTGCTTTTTTAGTTCGGTACTTCCTGCAAAGATTAAAGCCGTTTTTATTGCCGTTTCTTTTAGTGTGTCTATTTGTTCAAATGTGATGTTTTCTATACTCATAATTTCTATTTTTTTAATTAAATTTTTGTTTTTAGTTTTTTACGGCGGTTTTTAATACTTCTAAAATAGCTTTTTTAGTGTTGGTTTTGTTACCATAATTAAAACCTATTCCACTATGCAACCCTTTGATTTTGAATATTTGTAAATCGCATTCCTTTGCACCTATATACAATTTTATTTGTATATCGTTTTCAACATCGTTGATAAAATTCCATTTATTTTTACCATTTTTAAAAGCGTCGTTTATTGATTCAATTGCATTCATATTTTTATAGTTTTATGTTTATTTTTTCGCGCAAAAAAGCTAAAAAAGAAACTGATTAATTTAAGTTAAAATGAAATAAAGATAGTTTAAAGTCGTAGATTTCCCACAACTGACAAATCAAATCATTGAGCGAAAACGCTAATAAATTACTGCCTAAAAAAGTAGCTTCATAAAATATAAAACCGTCTTTTAATTGTTTACGTCTTATTTGTAAGTTTCCCATTTGTTGTTTATTTTTTCGTGTGAAATAAAAGCATTATAACCAATACGATAACCGATTTTATTATAGCCGTTTAACGTTGCATAACGTTTGCACCCTCTTAAAGTCTTTGACGTATCAATTAAACAATTATTATTGTCAATGATACCGTATATTTTTGATTCCATAATATTAAAAATTAAAAAGCGTTAGCCACTATTATACGTATTATTTGCGCCGTAAAAAAGATTAAATAAAAGATAATAGTAAACTGCAACCAATTAGCAACTATGTAAAAGCGAATGATTTTAAATTTAGTTTTCATAACATATAAAATTAAATTAATAAAAATTATCTTTTTTAATTTGTTTTCCCGCCAAAAAAGATAAAAAGCTTCATTATTATTAGTTGTTCATTGTCAATGAACGCCTATTAATTTTGAACAACCCTAAATTATAAAATCTCAATGCTCCGTTAATTGGGATGTGTGTATTAAGTTTTATATTTATTTTATCATGAATATCTAAAGTACTTCTTTTATTCATAATTCTATCTAAAGATAAAAAATATAAGTTTGAATTGTGATGATGTGTCTTCATAATAATATAAGATTAAATTAATAAATCGTTGTTGTTATTTGATGGAGCAAACATACAACGAACAACAATAATAAAACAAATAAAATCGTAAATAATCGATAAAATGCACAATAAAACCGATGAACTACACAATCAATAAAGTATATTCTTACAACGAATGAAAAGCAATTAATTAAAATAACTATCTAATAAACTAAAAAATCCCGCAAAAAAATAAATATAAAGAAACATAAACAACTGAATAAATAAATATAACCTATCTAACAACTAACAAACATACAACTAACAACAAATAAAAAACCCTCAAAACAAAAACGATTTTAAGGGCTTTTAAGCAACGAAAATAGAAAAGTGTAGTGTTGACCCAGGGTAGGGGAAAAACGAGGTCAGTACCCGTGAGGTTATAGGGTAAGTCCTCCAAGACAAGGGTACGTTTTATATATTTCCCAAAAAGACACTTCCTCTCTCTCTCCACAAAAGGCATATTGAATCCCCAAAAAGAGATTACCCCCTTCTCCTTTTACATATAAAAATCCCCTCAAAACAATTTTAATAAAGATACAATGATGTGTGGGGTATAGAAAAAGAATTGATTGAGGGTGGGGGTGTGGAAAAAGAATGGGTTCTATATAAAAGAACTTTGTTCCAAAAGAAAACCCCTACGCAGTGTAAGGGTTGTGGTTATTATTCTGTTCTATGTTATTTGAAGCCATCTTGTTTTTGTCTAAACTAAAGCTTTTCTTCGCCGATTTTCCTAAACAGAAAAAAGTCTTTACTAGCTTCTCCTGTTTCTCTGTAAGCTATACTTCCACAACAGGGAGTGCTTCCTACCCAATTGTCATATTGTTGTTTGCATACGTTGCATTCTACTGTAAAATCTGTTTCTTTATTTTTCATTTTTAAAAAACTCTCCTGAACTGATGTAAAATTTTAATTCTGTATATTTTATAATAAATCTAATTTTTTAGCTCGTTTTAAAAGTGTCTTTACTTTCTTGTAGGTTTCTCTCCAATCAAGTCCTTTTTCTTTTAGCCCTTCTTTACACTCCTTTTTAAATTCTTTTTTGCCGCACGAAATGAAGAAGGTTAAATTATCCCACGATAAAGGTTTGTCTTTAATTGAGCCATTTGTAATTTCAAAGTACCCAAATTGGTAAAGAGGTTCAAAATCTTTATACCCAGATAAATCTTCTTTAACCGAAATGTTTAATTCTACTTCATCTAGTAAGAATTGTATGTATGTGTTTATGTCTTTTTTCATTTTATAAACTATTTATTAACTCTTCTTTTGTGGCGAAAATATCTTTTTCATTTACAACATCATCAAGTATATATTGCCTATCCTCTGTTTTTTTAAAAGTATATATTATTTCTTCTTTTCCTTTTTCAGAATCATAACTGAAATCTATTTTAAAAGGTTTATCTTTTCTTGGTTTGTTATTATACATAAACCAAACTTCTTGATTTATGTTGTATTTAGTTTCTATTTTCATACTGTTCAACTGCTTCTTTAAATATTTTTTGCGCCAACTCAACTCTATCTTTTAGTTCTACTAAATGTTTTTCTTCTGCTTCTTTTCTTTCTTTGGGCGATAAAATAAAACGAGCCAAAGAAATATTAACAGAACTATTTTCCATACAGAAGTCATACCAATTTATTAGCTGTTCTTCAGTAACACCTAACTTATAGCAAATTAAAACATCTGAAAAATTAAAAAAATAATCTCCATAATTAAAAACTCCACCAATATCATCAGCTACATAGTAGTAGGAAGGGTCATTGTCATCAAAATAATCATATAAAAACTGATTTGTTAGTTTTATAGTTTGATTTTCCCATTTCTCTATTTCTTTATTTATCTTCATTATAAACTGTTTATAAACTCCTCAATTTCCTCATCTGATTTACCACCAATAATGTTTCCATAATTTGTGTGGTATTTATTAAAGTCAATTGCTTTTCTAATATCTTCTAAATTATATTGTTTTTCCAGGAATTTTTCTGTGTCGGGTAAATCACATTTAAAATAATCATCTTCTTCTGCATATCCGTGTTCTAAAAGAAATCCTTCAAATTCCCAATACACTCTTAAAAACTGTTTTTTATCTATTTTACCCATCCAAAAGTTGAACATAGTTTTTCTTATCGTACCTGCAATTCTTATAAGTTCTTCTTTAGTTCCGTATTCTTCTATTCCCATCTCAATAAAGTTTTAATTTCTAATAACTCAAATACTTGATTAAATTCTTCTTCTGTTTTTAATTCTTTTCCGTCGAAAATAGTATCCTCTTCACCTCTGTTACTTCTCCACCAAATTAAAGTGCCACCACTATCACTTGCTATAAATAAACTACTATCATAGCCTGTTCCTGCACCCAACTTTCTTTTCTTTGACTGAAAAACTTCATTTTCATTATCATAAGTGAAATTCTTTCTTAAAAAACTGAATATTTCAGGAATAGATTTTATATTCTTCCACACATCAGCAGAATCACCATCTAAAAAACTTTCAATAATAGTAAAATTCTCTAATTTATTATTTTCTCCCAAATCTTTTAAATCAATGTACCAATTTACAAAATCAATTACTTTATTTGTGTTCCACTCTTGTTTCATTTAAGTTGTTTTTAGGCGTTCTGAGCCATTATTAATTATTTTTAATAGTCTTATATACTTTGATTAAAAATCTACGTTTAAATCATCAATTTTAAGTTTATCATTTTCTTTTCCAAAATATAATTCTAATTCTTTTTCAAATGGCTTATTAACCTCATCAAGTTTATCTGCAATAGCTCTTAAAGTATATGCTGACCAACAACCTGATAAATCAGATTTCTCCCAAAAATAATAAGAACCGTTAGAATCTAATTGAAAACTTCCTATTTCTTTACCTGTTATAGTTTGAACAGAATAACTTTTATTTAATTTCTCTATTTTAATTTCCATAATCTGTAGTAAAAGTTATCTATAAATATTTGTGGGTCGTTTAACTTTTCGCTCTCTGATTTGTAATATTCCTAAAGCCAATTATTATTCAGTTTTTGAGAGTTTCTCTGTTTTATGTAACCGTCTTTGTAATTCAAAATCTAAATATTCTAAATGTTATTCCTGCGCCTACTTGTGGTGTTGCTATTACGGTAGGTAGTGGTGTTGTTATTAATGAAAGTCCATATCCCGCATAAAGACTGAAAGAAAATTTTTTAGCTGCTTTTCGTTTTAACTTTTCATTTTCTTCTGTTAAAATTGCATTATTTGTTTCCTCCTCTTTAATAAGAGTGTCAGATTTAACTATTACATCTTTTGCTTTTGGAAGTAATGCTTCAGCTTTAAGTCTTAGAAAACGTTCATTATCTAATAACTTTTTATAATATTCTACTCCACCAATTGCAATCTTATTAACTTTTTTTAAGTCTTTATTTTCGGCATTAATTTCTTCACATTCATAAATTCTATGTAACACCCACTCTCCTGCTTCATAAGAAACTTTTACACTATCTTTTGATATTTCTTGACTTATACAAAGATTCGATGCTATCAGAGATAACAGAAGAATAAACATTTGTTGTGGCTTTAATTTTTTCATTTGTTTTAATTTTAATTGTTTTATAAATTATTTCTGTTGGTCTTGGAGTGCTTAGTAAGCTGTCGTTTTGAAGTATTAAATAATCATTCACTAAATTAATACTGTCTCTACTTTTTTCATAGTCGTTTTCGGCATCCTTTAGTTGTTGCTTGGCTATTATAAGCTCTGTTTTTGCATTAGTTAAGTCTCTGTTTGTTGGCTGTTTAGTTTTTAAGATTAGCATAATACTTAAAATTAGCGAAATAGTAAAAAATAATATTGCACTATTTTTCCAGGTTATGTATTTTTTAATTTCCATTTGTTTTAATAATTTTTGTAATCCGTTTTTATTTTTAATTTTATCTGAAAATAAAATACTAATTAAATGGCTGTCCATTTTAATTTTTATAAGTTACGTTTTAAAGACTTTCACGTCTTATTATATTCCTTTTCTATTATTTGTCTGCATGTTTTACTTCGTTCCGTTTGTTTTTTCGGCTTTTCAGCAACTCCACAGTATAGTAGTAAAAAGACAGAAAGAGGAAAAATAACACCGAAAAATATTCGGAATAATTTGATACTCCACAACTCTTCGGTATACCCAACTCTCGATTGATTAATTGTCATTGTTTAGTTTATTTCTAAACACTGCCTGTCATTTCAGCACTTACGCCATACAATGACACACAACGTTTTGTGGCTTTGCGAGGTTTGGGGAAAGCCTTCCCAATTTTTTGATTTATCAATATTTTTCCAAGTACAAAACAGAGTTTCAGTTTATCACTTCCGCCCAAATCTTGCAAAACCGCTGTTAGCCGTTCGGTTTTATTCTTTTGCTAATTTAGTTTCTTTTTTATATTTTAGCAAATTAATTAAATATTCTTATATACTATGTCTGACCAACCTTTAGTTCCATTCAAAGCTTACTTTGAGTTTCAATATAATGATAACTTAAATAAGTTATACCCTGAACATTTAGAAACTTATTTACAAAGGTCTTCCGATGATGCTCAAACAGTTAAAACAGCAACTTTTTTAAAAAACTACTTAACAGGTGCAAAACTTCCAATATTTTTAAAAGACAGAAAAGTAGATTTTGATTATCACACTCGTCACTCTATTTATCCTGAAAGTTTTTCGGTTACAAATTTAAGTCAGTCTGTTGAATTTAAGGTTAAGTCTGATGAAGTTACTGTTATACAAATAGTAAAAGATGATATTACTTTTAGAACCTCAAGTGGTGAGGTAAGGACTGAAACTTTAACAGACCAAATTAAATTATTTAGTCTTTAGATTTTTCTGCTTTGAGATAACTTTTCATCTGCACTTTCTAAAATTTCAAGTAAGTCTTTGTAAGTTGTCTCAAATCTTTTTCCTTCTTTTTCGGTACTGATAAGTATTTCTACTTTATCTTTTTCGTCTGCAATTGTTCTATTCATATTTTTGTCTGTGAATAGAAAGAACTCTACTTTGTTTTTTGTTAAATAACTTTCTGTCATTTTTTATGTCTTTTTTAGCACGTTTTGCCAAACTGACGGCTAACGTTTCGCAGCTACACGAGGTGCAAGGCTTCGTGACTGCTGGGTTTATATTTAATTTTATGTTTTTCTTGCGGTTTTGCAATTCCACTAAATCCTTGCATCTTGTGTAACTGCTGTTGTGCAATCGGCTTTTTGTTCACTTCGTATTTTCGACTATACTTTTTTCACCGCAATTTAATAATATTTTACTATTTTCGCATTTCACTTTAAACAATTTTATTATGGATTTTACTCAAGAAATACTTCCTTATATAAATTCTGCTATTTTAGTTTTTGGAGGTTGGTTTTTAAAACGTATTATTAATGACAAAAATTCCCAAATAGAAACCCTAACTAAAAACAGTAATTCGACTACAGAACTTTTAAATTCTACTAAAGTGTTAATAGAAATGTATGATATACAAAAATTTAAAGAACACTTAGATTTTACAATTAATACTTTAGAGGAACGTCATAAAGTTGAAATTGAAAAAGTTTTTAAACTTTCAGAGCAAAATGTTAAAGATAAGATATTAGAGTTGGCTTCTCCTTGGTTAATTAAGTATCAAGAGCTATTAAACTATCAATTCCATTTTCTACTTCAAATGTCAGAGGAAGATTTAGAAAAAGTCCTTAAATCGCTTCCTGAAAATAAAGAGTTTATACAATATCAAATTAAAGCTATAAAGGAAACTGGTAATCTTAAAGAACTCCCAAAGAACTGATTTTGTCAACTCTGTTTCTATAATACATTTTTTTCATTTCAATATAATTTTCCATTGTTGTTACACCAAGAGCTACAAAATATAAATGCTCTTTGTCAAAAGTATCAAGAAAATATTTTTCACAATCACAATCTAATTTTTTAGATTGTAAAAACTTTATAAGTTTAGTACACAACCATTTTTTTAACATTTTTCGCTTAGTTTTTTTCTAAACATTGTGTTTTCAGCGTTAGTTCTGTTAAGCTGTTGCACAACGTTTTGTGGCTTCAAGAAGTGGCGTAACTTCAAGACTGCCGTTAATAAATAATTACTGTTTTTTAGTTTTTACGCCGAAACTTTACTGATAAATCCTAAGCCTAGCCATTTCTTGAAACCACTGTTAGCAAATCGGCTTTCTTTTTTCTTCCACAATTTAGTTATTTTTTCTTACTTTTGGTAAATCATTTTAAAACTTTAAATTATGAACTATCAAGAAGCTTTAGGTTATTTAGATTTAAACCTTTCAAAATTTCAAGAGTTATACCCAAATTCTATTTTTATTATCTCGCCATACTTATATAAAGATTTAGAAAGATTTATAAAGGATATAAATGAAAAAGGTATAAATAATGTAGATGTTAAAGATTATTCTTCTGATGGTCGTTTTGGTGTTTACGAATGGCGTTATAGAGCGTTGTAGGATTAGTTGTATATCTGTTTATATTTAAAGATACTTTTACAATATCTGAATTTTCTATTTTAAAAGTTGGAAGAACTAAATATTTATTTTTAAATTCTAAAATAGTGTCGGCTATTTTATTCTCTAACTCTTTTTCTAATTCATCGTATTGAGATTCTGTGTAAGTTTCACTATCAGAAGCTAAATAGTTAATTCCTTCCTCGTTTCCTTTGTCAAAATTTTCTGAATATTCTTTTAAAATGTTTAAATCTTTTTCTGTCATTTTTGTTACTTGTTTTTTTAGTAACATTATCAAACTGCTATTTTCCGTTTTAGTTTTTTGCGGATTTTTGGTTAAGCTGTTTGCTAACGTTTTGCTACTAGGCGATGTAGCGGGTTAAATATTCACTGACTTTTAAGGTTCGCCTAAACTTTAAAAGTATAAAATTTCCATTCAGTTAAGCCTGTTGCCGCTATATTCGCTTAGTAGCTGTTGTGTGTTCGTTGTTTTTTATTTTATCAAATAAATTTTTTCTATCTTCGGCAAAAATTAATTTATTATGACTTATGAAAAAATTTACGAAGAATTAAAAGATAACATAAAAAAGTTACTGATTAATATTGCTTTCTTATTCCCTTTTTGGGCGTTGGCTATTTTTATCACAAAACCCTCTTTTTTAAAAAACCCTATTCATATTCAATTTATTTTGACTTTCTGTTTAAGTTTTATGTGGTTATTAATTTATTTCTTAATTGCTGTTTTTATTGCAAGACTTTTCATAAAAAATAATCCATACATTATTCTTGAAATTGGTAATCTTTTAGGTATTATGTCGCTTTGTGTATTTATAAATATAGCATATCACTATAATCAATCTTTAACAGATTTATTACAAAACAGTTTTTTATTCTCTACTTTCTTTTTAGCATTGGTAGCCATTCTAAATTTTGCCAACCATATTCAGAAGTCCAAAAAAGTATAAAACCTATACACATTATTGGTATCCCAATATATGCTGATTTAATAAATAGTTCCATAGAAAAAAAGTTTAGAGTTTCTCTATCTACTATTTCTATTTTAAAAGGGTTTTCTCTTTTAAAGATTATTACACCCATATAAAACATCCATAAAAACAAACACAGTAAAATTAAGTTGATTATCATTTTTCGTTTAGTTTTTTTCTAAACACTACCTATCATTTTCAGCACTTACGCCATACAATAACAGCCAACGTTTTGCAGCTACAAGAAGTTGCGTACTTCATTCACTGCTGATTATTAATTAGTTATTTTTTTGTTTGGGGTGTTTCCGAATACACAGCAATTCTAGCAATTTATTGTAGGTGGTGTTATGGTTAAATCCACCTCAAAATCTGCTTGTCAATGACATAGCTTTCTCCATTAACAAGGAAGTCTCCTGTAACTAAAAGACTATCTCCAACTTTAACTTGCCTTTTAGAACCCTGTTTAAAATCTTCACCTATCCCTAAAACTATAACTACTCCTTTGAATTCTCCCTTAGAGTCCATAGCAGTCCTTTTTTCTAAGACTCTTTCTACTAATAATCTATCCCCAAATATATTCATCTTTTTGACTGTTTAATGAGTTATGTTGATTAATAAACTCCTCTTTATCTAAGACCCAATCTCCTGTCATATTTTCATAGATTTCAAATAGGTCTTCTGATTTTTTTAGTCTGTTGTAAGCGGTTTTATATGCTGTTTTATTCGATTTCATTTATTTTCTGTTCTATTACTTCTAAATCTTTATCTGTTAATTCAAATATTTTTTTAGGTAGTATTATTTCAAAACCTTTACCATTCTTTTTAACTTTTACTGCGTCGACATTTAACCATTGATTCTCATCTTCATTAAAATACTTTGTCTTGCAAAAGCTAATAAAAGAACACCCCGTATTACTTTTTATCTGATTCAACATTTACTTGTAGATTTAATTCTTCTTTATCTTGCATTTCTTTTTGAAGAGTTTCAATTAAAACTGTTCTTCCTGCCTCCGCTTCATTGTGATGTAGTTCCACCATACGTCTTTTAAACTCTAAAAGATTAAGTAAATTTCTAAATTCAATTTGTGCATCTTCAGGATAGTTTGAAGTAAAACTGAAACACTCTACTAAATTACTTGGAGTAAAAGTTTTATTTGCGTCAAAAATATAAGTTAATTCTTTTTTCTGTTCCTCTGTTGGGTTTTCTACAGGCTCTCCATCTTTGTCAATCCATTTATAATGCTTTGGAAGGCAATGTCCTGAAAGCGTGTTTAAATATGTGTCAACTGCATTCTCACTTAATAAGAAGTCAATACCTTGTATTTCTATTTTTTGTTCAGGTCTAAATGAACTGTTTTCTATTGTTTTTTTCATGTTTTGTTTTTATAAACTCCACCCACTCTTATTGTTGAGTGGGCTTTGTTTGGAATTTTTAATTAATTATAAGCGTCTGATTATCAACGAGTTTAAAAAGGAAGGTCGTCGTTGGCAGGGTTATTTGGGTTATAATTTGTCGCAGGCTCGAATGCCTCTTTTGCTGTTGCTGTAGGTACTGCGTTCTTAGGTACCTCCGCTTTTGGTTGTGGCGTAGAAGTCTGTTCTCCTTGAACCCACTGTAATCTATCAGTTTCTTTTTTAACCAAATCTAATAAATATTCATTTTTAGCTTCTTGTGAAACAGCAGTCGGTTTATTCTTTCCAAGTTTATTTACTTTCCACTCTAATGCAGGAATATCTCCATCTACAAACTCCTTTGTTTCATTCCCATCTGTGTCTGTTACTTTTTTAAAATACGCATTAGTTAATTTTGATTTTAATTTTTCTTCCCCAACAGTTATAGACATACCAATTGAAGCGTACTGCTTATCTTTTGGTATAAAATTATAACCTCTAACTTTTACGTTGTCTCCTTTATTTAAAAGTGGTAGTAATTTAATTAAGCTCTCTGCATAGGTATCTACATTATCACCTTGGTCTGAAACTGCTACAGGTAAGTAATAAACATTATCTCCATCTTTAACATTCATAGAAATTTGAGTACCGAATTTTGACTCATAAAGAGACACTGACTCTAATACACCACTAACTCCTTCTTTGTAATACTTTCTATAAGATTTATTACCTTTTGTTGAAGTATGCTCTTCATACCCCTCTTTTGGTTCTTTTGAGTAATCAAAGAATAACCCTGAACCGAATTCTAGTTGCAAAAAATTTTTTTCAATTGCCATTTTCCTAACTTTATTTAATTATTATTTATTAATTTGAGTTAATTTTCAAGTAACTCCTCTTGTTTATAATCTATTTGATTTTCAGGTCGTGAGAACAGCTCTTCTAAATTTACTGTTTTCTTTCCTGTTATTTTATTTTTTAGAACGTAGTTCCTACATTGGCGCAAAAAAGATTTAAAAGACAGATGTTTTTTCTCAATCCAACTCATATTTATATATTCCAAATATGTATCAATTTCCCAAACTTCCTCAGCTACCGTATACATCATATTACTCTTAGTATATAAATGAGTACCACCATCTGTTGAAGATACCCAACTATCTAAATTATCAATAGGCATTGTTAAAGGAACTGTAATATAGTCAACATCATCTTCCTCTAATACTACTCTACCGTCTTCATCTGTTTCTACTTCATCTTTGGGAGTTGGTAATCCTAAAGCTTCATAGTTTATTCTTGGCTCATCTCTATTTGTGGCTTTTTGTATTTTTTCTTCTCCTGCTTCATTAGGAATACTAATAATACAATTTAAATATAGTAATTTCATAGTACAAATGTAGTGATTATTTTTTAATTATGCAAATAAAATGTAATCTTTTTATAAATTATTTTTAACGTTTCGTGGCTTTATGAAGTTGCTGATTAGCAATCACTTAACCTTTGATTAATAATTATTTTTTACAAGTACACACTTGCCTTTTGTTTATTTACCACAGCAGTAATTTTATAAAACCACCGTTGTATTATTTCTTCTGCAAATATACAACATTAATTTATATTGTGCAAATTTATTTTGGATTATTTTTTAATTGGTCTAGTATCATTGAAGCATTACATAAAACAGCAGATAAATGGTCTTTATAAGTTTCTTCATCTTCTTCTATTGGCTGTATCATCTTTTTTACGTGGCGAAATAAAGCCCATTCTAAAGATTTTACATCGATAGGTTTTTTCATATTACCTTTCGGGTACTTATGCTTATTAGCTGTAAATCGTTCTGCCATTAAATCAAGTATTCCTAAATTAATTTCAGAGTAATCCACTTTACCGTTTGTTTCTTTTACTCCTTCTGGTCTTATGCTAAAAGAGTTAGGTCTATCAAATTTTCCTGTTAATGTATCTACCCAATCTGTTAGTAATAATGAAAAATCTAATGGTTCGTATGGTGGTAGTTCTTCTTTATGTATTTCACTGTCTTTTGGGAATACTAAATTTTCTTCAGTTTTATTTTCTTTTGCGGAATTTTTATTAAATTCTTCGATTATTTCATTTATTTTTTCTCTCTGTTCAGGATTTGTTTCAAGGGTAATTGTTGTAGTTGTATATTCAGGAAAATTTTTTGTTTTTGTTTCTTTTTCCGCCGAATTTGTCTGCTCCAAAACTTCATCTAAAAAATGTGGAGAAACTTTTGCTTGTGGTGGTTTATTTATACCTTCCAAATCTCCTACTATTTTTAAGTTTTCTTCTTGCTCTATAGCTTCATCTAAATACGTCATAGTTTTTCCTGCTTTATGTCTTGTACTTAATCCTGCTGTTTTGTTTTTTTCGCCGTCAAAATAATTAGAAAACGGTTGTTTACTAACATCCCAACCAGATACAGTAGTAACCCAATCACCAGCTATGTTAAAAAACTCATCTCTTGTTACTTCTTTACCACCTACTATGTATCTAAAGTTTTCTTGCATGTATAATTAAATTTTCACTGTTAACTTCTATCTCCACTTGCACGTTTTTAATTGCCTTTTCAAAAGCATCAAAACTATCATATTCTTTACCGTCTAAAAAATACCTAAAATTACCTTGTGTCTTCATATTGTTTTATTTTAACTCCATTAATCTGTCAACTCCAATTGCAAATCCAACACCTCCTTCGTACTCTCCACCACCACAAACTTGTTTACTACTTCCTAGTTCTTCACAAGTAATTTCAAAACCTTTGCCTTCTTTATAATAATCTAATCCTCTTTTAACATCAAAATTAAAATTAATAAATATTTCTTTAGTGTACTTTGCAATCAAGTTACTTGCTAATTGTGGTAACTTAAATCCACTTCCAATATAATCAGTTGTTGGGTTTATAATTTCAACACCTAATTGTGTAAACTGTCTCCAACGTCCGAATTGTGGTTTTTCTCCGCGGAAACATTCAGCAACATAAAATAGCTTAATATCTTTTTTATCTTTAAAATATGTAGAAGCTAACTTTTGCACAACAGCTGTATACTCTGGAGCTAGACATAAATCTCTACCACCTCTATCAGTTAAATTATACATCATGTTGTTATTTTCTTCTCCTACTTTTCCCGCAAAAATTTCAGAATGTTGTATAACAGGAATTTGAATTTCAACAAAACCTTCTTCTTTTAAATACTCTCGGCATTTTTGTAAATATTCTTGTTTTTCATTCCCTAAAAGAATCCTAGTTCCTTTGTAACAAGTTTCTTTAATTGTCTCCATATAACTCTTTCAATTTATACTGCAACTCTCTATTTAACTCTATATCTCTTTCATACTCACTTTTAAATTTAGACGAATACATAGAATTTTCGTGAGAATAAAGACAGTCTAATAAATAACCATAAAACTCTTCGTCTCTTTTAAAGAACCACCAAAGTAATTTAATTTTTTTCATATTGTTTTAATTTTTAAATTTAAAGGCTTGACGATATTGTTCCAGTAGAACCTCACACTTAGCTTATATCCAGATACTTCCGCTAAAAAGCACAGAAGCGATAAGCACCTTAAAAAGAGATTTGGACGTGGACTCAAAGTTCCTTTACCTCTTCGGTATCTCTACTAACATTGCGTTGTTAGACCTATCTTTCACGAGTGTGTAAAACTCTAAAGACTCTCCCTCTGCTAGTTACACCTTCAAGGGACTGGTTGTTAGTGTGGTAGGGTTTGCACCTACAATGGTCTATCAGTTCTTTCTTTTTGACGGGCGATATAAAGTCCACTTTATACCTCCACTACTACTGATATAGCGTCTACGTCTCTTTGTTTGCACTCTACCTTTTACAATTTACCCAACCTACTTATCAGTTGGAACGCCTTTTCGCCACACACTATCCACGTTTTTTACAGAAACAATTAAACTGATATCATCTACTATTACTCATAGTATTTTGGTTTTGATATGAAACCACGTTTTAAAAGCACTCGTGCCTCGTTGTCCGCCGACAAAAAATTAAAAAAGAAACTGATATAGATTTACATCAAAAGTTTTTACAGCTCTACAGTACACTGCTCTTACTCACTTTTAATCACTATATCAACCATTGACTGTGAACTTGGTTTTGTCTCTGTGTTTTTAATTCTTCTGCAAATATACGAAATTATTTTTAATTATCCAAATTATTTTCCATAAATATAATCTAAAATTTCTCCAACTAAACCACTTCTATGATTTTCCTTTAGTTTTATCCATTTAATACCTTCTATATTTTTTGATAATTCTATTGCAAAATCTAATCCTGTATAAGTTTCATTAGTGTCCCTCTGAGATGAATCCCCGTTAATTACTATTTTTCCAGTTGTTCCTAGTCTTGTTAATATAGCCTCCATTTCCCCTTTTGTTAAATTTTGAGCCTCTTCAACAATTAAAATATCATCAATAGTTTTACCTCTAATAAACTGTATAGGTAGCGCTTGTATTTTTCCATTTTTAACAAGCTCGTCTATTTTTAATTTATCCGTACACTTATATAAATTTTCTACAAGGGCTTCCATATAAGGATTGAATTTTTCTTTCAAATCTCCTGGTAAAAATCCTAAACTTTTTCCTACTTCAATAGCACTTCTAGCAACTAATACTTTTTCACATTGTTTTGTGTTTAGGAAATCTAATGCTGTAATTGCTCCAACTAAACTTTTTCCAGACCCAGCTCTTCCAGTTACAATTACAATTTGATTATTTAAAATTAAAGCTTTAGCTTCTTTTTGTTCTTCATTAAGTTGTACATTATACTTAATTTCACTCTTTCTAACTCTGTTTGGTTCTTTCATATTTATTTTAGTAATTGTTTTTGATAAACTCGGCAATAAACCCATCTGTTCAAACTATTCTCATCTGTAAGGCAGTTGTTGCAGATTATGGCTTGTGTTTCTTTTAGTGTTAATTCTGATTTACTGTATGCAAATTCAAGGATTGTTTTTTTAATCTTTTTTCCGCCCTTAATCAAAGCTTTAACCTCCTTGCTTGAACTTTCGTAATTTCGCCAAGCGGATTCTTTTGTTACAGCTTTTTTCCCGCGCCCACGAGTAGAAGTAAGATTCTTTTTTCCGTAATAGTAAAAAGGAGTTCCAATTATTTCTATGAGGTATGTGAAGCCTATAGCTAGAGGAGGTACAGTAAAATCTTTACTACCTTTATATTCCCATTGTGCTTTTTCTGCTGTTGTTTTTTTAACTGCCATCAAACATTTTATTTAGTTCTTCTTCTGTTTCGTATGTATAATCTTTATTTTTCCACCTTTCAAATGCACAATCTTTTACCCAACAATCACATATTAAACATTCTCCGTTGTGGTCTGGTTTACATGGTGTTTCTTTTTTATTTATTTTTGGCGGCATCTAAATATTGTTTAAAAGTTTCTTTCAGTTCAATCATTGGTTTACCAAGATTTTTATTTTCCAAGAATAACGATGAATATAAATCATATAAATCTTCTTTTATTTCTTTTTGTACCTCTAAAAGATTTTGACCCCAAGCATAAACAGGAAAGTCTCTTACTGTTAAAATATATTCTCCGTGCTCTTTTATTATATCTACTTTTATTGGTTTTTCAAGTTTTATTTCTTTAAAACTTCTTAATTCCCAATATGTTTCTGTTACTGTCTTTTTAGTTTTTGGCGGCATATCTTTTCTGTATTAATCTGTTGTGTCTTTTGGCTTGTTTATTACTATCTTCCGCAAAATCGTTTAGCATCTTTAACATTACTTCCTTACTTCTATCTTCATTGTTTTCTACGGCGTTTTTCCAATAATTCGTGAAATAAAAATGACAGATAAATGTTATTTCATTTCTTAACCACTTAAACATTGGGATTTGACTTATTAAGTATAGTAAAACCCACGGCGCGCCAAAAAGAAATAAAACAGAAAAAGTCACAAACTTCTTAATCCCTTTATCATCATTAAAAGTATCAAACAAATAATTACCAGCAATAAAACTGTTTATTATCAAGTATATGTATATTATGTGTGTTGTCATATTTTTATTTATTATTTTTTCGCGCCAAAAAAAGTTTAAAACGGAAATATCTAAAACAGAAATTATCCTCACTCTCAACACAATGGTTAAGACACATTTTTAAAAACCAAATTTTTAGCTTGTTCATTTTTTAAGTTATAATTCTGGCAAAAATGTTTAGTTTCTGCCAGATGTTAATTATTTATTTTGTCTGTCTCTGCATAATGTAATATAACCTTGTAAGTCTTCTCTTAAATCTGCTACGTTTACAAAACTTTCTTTGTGAAATGTTCTTTGGTCTAAAAACTCTTTATATTGTTTTGTGGCGGCGGCATATTTATCGGCATTTGAAATTGTTGGTGGCTTATCATACATTGGTTTTTCGTTTTCTCCAAATTCGTATTCATCTTTAACCATAGCAACCGCAATTCTCATCTTAATCGCAGTGGCTCCTTTATCGCTGCGCATTTCAGCTGCGTGCATCATTTTAGTGTGCCAAGGTCTTAAATCTGCTTTTAAATCTAAAAATCTTTGTTGATATTCTAACAAAGTATCTTTATTTGCATCCCCGACAGAAGTAAAGTTTTTAAAAGACTGTCTTGTATTTTCGTATTCTTCAATTATTTCTTCTAACGGTCTCATATTATAACTGCTGTTTTAAAAATTCAAAATCTTCTGGGTTTGCTTTTAAGTATTCTGCAAATTTATCTGTTCCTTGTACTTTCTTTTCTTCGCCGAATCTGTCAGGAAATGTAATCCAACCTGCTCCGCCTACTTTTGCAACTTCTGTTTCACAAAAAATTTGTGCGCACTCATCTGCTTCTTTAAAACCGCCATCATAATAAAAATTTAAAGTAATTACTTCTTTTTTATCAAAAGCTCCTGCTTTACTTTTACGGATTCTAATATCTAATTTGTGACCTACGACATTTTTATTTTCATCTCTAATTAAATCTTTTTTAGTAAAATCTAAATGAGTAAAAGGCATATATTTGTTAAATTGTCCTCCAGGTAAAACTTTGCTATCACCGTGCATTACTCCAGGGTTTTCTCTCCACTGATTTAATATAATTAAAGCTGTTCCTCTTCTAGCACAATTTGCATTAATGATTGGTAATCTTGTGCCCAGTTTCTTTGCTTCAACACCTATAGAATACTCCTCAGCAGATTTTGCTTCCACGGCAACAGAATAAAAAGCTTTAATAGAATCTACAATAATTCCACAAATATCTTCACTTTGAGAAAAAGCTTCTGCTGTATCTAACATGTTTTCAAGAACAGAGTCTTTATAAACAATCAGTCTGTTTTTATCTAATTCAAATCTTTCTAAATGGTTGTCTGTTATTGTTTGCTCACCATCAAGCATAACAACTGTTTTATTTGGGTATTTTGTTTGAAGTTCTCTTGCCATAATTAAAGCAATACTACTTTTTCCACTTCCCTCCCAGCCAGTTAACAATGTCATAGCTCCTAATGGAACTACTTTATTGTCCATGTAATAATCTAAATAAGCACTTCCAGAAGAACTGAAATCTAGATTTAGTGTCTCAATTTCTGATACTTTTTTTACTTGGTCTTGTTCTGCTTTTCCTTTGTTTAATTTTTTAAGTGTTTCTTCTAATGTGGGCATAATTTGTATATTTAATCTGTTATTTCTACTTTATAGTTAATTAATGCTTGATAAACTTCGGGTTTTATTTTATCTTTCCACTTATCAGCTTTTTCTTTTACATAATCTTCTTTTGCTGTTTTATATGCTTCTGACGCTTCTTTTGCTGTTTTATAAGTACCTATTCTAAATGACTTATTATCTTTTGATAAATTAGCACAAAAATTTCCAACTATACTTAAAGTTACACCAATAGGTAGTTTTTTATTTCTATAATCAACATATAAGAGACTATTTATTTCTTGCGGAACAAAACAACAAGTTTCAGGAGAATATATTTTATTACCTTTCACTAAAATATCCTTATCTAATTGCCAAGTATTATCCATCCAAGGTTTCCAGTTTTCTTCATACCATTTTGCAAAATTTTGAAAATTATACCATTCTTCACATACTGTCTTATCCGAATAAGATTTTTGCTTAACATGAAAATTTTCATCGTAACATCTCCATAAAACTAACTTCCACAATGAAAATGCTTTTTTATAAACACCTGTACTGTATTTTCCAAAACCAATATAACCTTTATTATAAAAAGATTTATTGTTTTTATTTTTTACCTTCCCTTTTGTTAAGTTATGATATGTTATATTTTTAATTATAGTACTATCGTTTAGTTTTATAGTAATATTTTCAGAGTTAAAATACTCTATAATTTCTGCTTCAAACCCTTCATTAGTTGTAAACTTTTCACCTATTCTACTCAAATCTTTCATTATGTTTATAATTAATTCTTTCTGATATTATTGGTATTAAATTTTTAAATACTTCTTGTGCTTTTGGATATATTTTCATTTGCTTTATTTTTTCTTGTGATAAGTTGTCAAATTTTAAATGGCATTCATTATCACTGTACAAACCACAAAGATATAAAACATTTAAGTCTGAACACATTACAGATTTAAAATATTGCTTAGGAAGTACATGTGCCACCTCTGAAACATCACCTCTCAATTGCTCGCCACAGTTCTCACAGCACTTTTTCTCTTTTTTAATAATATCTACATGTTTCATAAAAAAATTTGGTAGACACTCTCTTTCGGATTTTCTTTTTTCTAATCCTTTTTTACTATATCGCCTAATCATTTATGAAGTAAGCAGCATGATTGTACTGTTTATAGTAATGGTCCAGATAATACACCTTATCGCCGTCGGTCAGGTAAGTTCTTAATTTTTTCAATTTTCTTGTTCTTTTTATAATGCCGTTTAAATGTAAAAATCTAAACTGCTCTGGTGACATGTATTCGTAGTTTGGATTTTCGCGTATATTTTTAACTTCGGCGATTTGCTCTTCCGTATATCCTATTTTAATTAAGAATTCTCTATATTCTTCCCAAACAATTCTTTTATAATTATCTTCCATTTTTTAATTTTTTATTATTGCAATAATACGAAATTTTTTTGAATTATGCAAGTTTTTCGTGAACTATTTTAAAATTTCTATTATTTGCTGTTTTAGTTTTTCTTGCGCCGAATTAAAGTTAAAATTGTCTCGCATCCAACTCAAATATTTCTTATCTTCTATAAAGGCTTGTTGAACTGTTTTGTCTTTTAACTTACCAACAGGAATTATTTCGTCAAAAACTCTAGGTTCTTTTTCTAATATTCCTTTTTCCCTTGGTACGTATGCTTTTTTATTTCTTTTTATATAATCTATTAAAGCAGTTCTTAATTCTTCTTTATCCGTTTCTCCTGCCGCCCATTTCACTTCGTTATCTTCGTCTAAATAATAATGTGCATCTTTTACCCACCAATGACTACTTTTATCTTTAAACTGCTTTATAAGAATTTCTGAAGATTTTTTCATAAATTTCGAGAACTTTCATAGTTAAAGTATTGATTTTATTGATGTTTTTTATTAGTTGTACATATATAATAGTTAGCAAACAGCTTTGTTGGAATGGAAAAAAGAAACTACCAAGAAAGTTTATTGTTATCGTTATTAAAAAAGTAACAATGGAAGAAGTAATAAAACTAAAATTTAAAAGATGTCCACCGTTTGAAAAGGAAAAGCACTTAAATTTTACTTCACAACAAGCAAGATTTTTCAAAAAAATTGAAAATTATTGTGAGTCATCAACCGAAAAACAAATAGAAGTGTTAATAGATATTATTAAACCTTATTATACAAGACAATCAAAAGAGTCTTTAGGCTTTCCTTTAAAGTATAATTTACTTAATGTCTCTACGAATTAATGTGTGTTCGTAGTCGTAAAGGTCTCGATGTGAATAGTTTCTGATATTACCATTTTCATCTTTACATTTGTATAATACCTCATTTGAAATTTCATTGTCAATAAAAATATCAATTATTTCGTACCATTGTGGTTTTACTTTACGTTGATTAGAATGAAAATACACTTCTTGACCAACCCTAAACCAAGCTCCTGGAAATACCTCATTTGTTAGAAAAAGATTATTTTCCATATCTCTGTAAGTTACTCCATCTTGGTGCGTAAAATCATAAACAGGTATATTATGCGAGGTTTTGTATGTGTTAACTTTAGTTATTGTAACTAAACTATTATCTAAACCCCAATAAACTTTTTGAAACAAATTGAATCTTGGCATGTGTAAATTTTTAAAATTTTTACCAAACTTACGAAAATATTTATAACTTTGAAAATAAAAGCCGATTTGCTAACAGCGGTTTTGTGCAAGTGGCAGGTTAGTGAGTGTTTGAAAGCACTCGGCACGAATAAAAAACAGTAATAATCGGCAAAGTTCAGGCTCAATCGTGCCACCTGACACAAAGCCACAAAACGTTATATGAAATGCCTTGCTTACCGTTTCCAATTGAAGTTCCGTTAATGAAAAACAAAAAGAAAAAAGCCACCGCACTTTTAAAATAAGGTGTTTTCAATATATTTATCTTTAACCTTATAACTTGCATCATATCTTTGGTTATCTCCTTTTGGGTATGGTTCAATCTTAAATTTCAATTTCTTTAGCATATCATTTTTTTGTCGTTTATCTCCTATAAAATAAAAATATCTATGCTTCCTATCTCTTTCAGCAAAATACAAATCATCTCCAAATTTTTCTTTTAGCCATTTACCTCTGTCTTTTTGCCCTCTACTCATATCAAAAATTGTAGATGTATGCAAGTGTTCCATCCCTCTTACTTTATAATCACTAACTTTAGCTGACAATCCCGTATAAATCCAATTTGTAGCTTGATAAATATAACCGTTATGTCCTTTTGATGTATCGGCATAACTAACAATCACATTGGGTTTTGGGATATGATTTAAACATTTTGATAAGAACCAACTTAATATATTTTTCTCTAATCCTTCATCAACACAAAGCCTATTTAATTCAATAACATTATAATCAGAATATACACTTCTAATTGCGTTACTTGCAGGAGTTCCAAAGCTACATATACCTTTGATTTCATTATCTAAAATCAAACCAAATAAAAATGTAATTGGTGGCATACGTTTAGCATAGTGCTTGTTTAAAATCCACTCCTTACCTTTTTCTTTAGGTATTATTTCTACTTTATAATTTAGCATATCTCTTGTATTCTTTCAGGAAATATTCTTATTATTTCTCCTTTTGAGTTATGCAATTCAACAAACAAAGTATCATTTTCATAATAATCATTTGTATAAATCATTACTTCTTCTATCTGTGATATTGTGGTTTCATCTAAACCATCTGTATCAATTACTTTTACATTTTTTGCCATCGCTTTTTTTCTTTTTGTTTTTCTGTTTAGTGTTTCAATTGGGGTTTATCGTAAATAAGTCGGCACTTCATATAACACGGGTTTGGCAAAATGGCTTTCCGACACACAAGCCAACGCTAAAAGCCACTTCGCCAAGCCCGATAACGTTAGTGGCAATTTTACTCAACACTCCGAAAGACATCAGCATTGAAATATTTAGCCAAGTTTTCAACCTCTTGCTTAAATTCGTTTTCATCACGCATTGTCTTTGATAACATTACTTCAAACACTCCATCTACTTTTCTTCCAAAGCAATAAGCAAGAGCATCTTTGTCATAGGTATCAACTCCCATTACATATTCAGGCTGTTTGATAGTAGCTTTCTCCAACAATGCTTTGTCGAATAAAAAACTGCCACTAACAGCACCTAAACAAGATGGCTGGCTTTGTGATTCTAATGAAGTTTTTTCTGTACTCATAATTTGTTTATTTATTTATATTTCGTTTTTTAATATATCGGACAAAGTTTTAAAAATAAAAACTAAACCTTCTCTTTCTATTGAGCCTTTTATTTTAAAAGATGTTTCAATGTTTTCAATTGAGTCTGACTTTATATACACTTCTGTTATTGTTGAATTGCCTTCGTATTCCCCAAGCCTTACTCCAAAAACTATTTCTTCTGGTGAATTTATAAATCTCTCTATAGTTTTTAACTTTTCCATTTTTAATATTTTAGACTGCAAATATACAAAAAATAATTATATTTTGCAAGTTTTATTCAACATTTCTATTTCTTTTTTATAATCTTTATAATATTTTTCAATTGTTTTTTTTGAAATATTATGATTTTTATAAATACTTTGCTGTGTTATTTTTCCTAATTTAACAAAATCCCAACAATCTAAAATATTTTGTATCTTCTCTCGTGACGCTTTTTCTTTAGATTCGGAAGACACTTCTCTACAAACTGCTAATTTTTCGTTTTTACTTAATCCGCAGTATTTACCGAATAAAGCTTTTCTTTTTATAACCCCAGTAGGTCTTAAAGTACCTTCTTTTTTGTATTTTAAAACAGAGCTAATAATCCTTTGTAATTGTGGCTCGTCAACAGGGTTTGTAAAATTATTAAAGTTTACTGCTGTCATAATAGCGTGCAATCTATCTTCGTATATATTTGGGTTTAACCAAACTAAATTTGTACAATATGCTAATAATATATTATTTCTATTTTTTGATACTTTTTTGTAAAGTAGTTTTGCTTGTATAAAATCAAAGCCTTCTATATTCTTTATAACAGACTCTTCATTTTCTAAATAGTCTGCTCGGTTATCAAATCTTACATTGTTTCCATTTTCCCCCCACTGTGTGCTATATGCTTTCTTTTTTTTATTTATTTCACAAAGGGGGGAAAGATTAATACTTTTAAATATTTTAGATTTAGTATTAAGGTAAAGATTCTCATCATAAGAAAGTACATTGAATTGTGTAGTTTTTTTAGCTCCTAAATCAACATAATTAGATATTTCTAATTTAGAACATACGTACGCATAGGTTTCGTTAAAATTATCTTCTGTTAATCCGTCTACACGTATAACAATAGAATAACCTTTACCACCAAATGATTTATAGTATGCAAAAATATCTGATTTATTTACATTTTCTATTTTAAAATCTGGTGCATCAATATCAATATATAGTAACCCAGTAGGTGCAACTATGTTTGACTTATTTTTATAACCGTTAAAATTAAAGTTGTAAACAACACAAGGAAGTTGTTCTGTTTTTGTTGTATCATAATCTAATTCTCCATTTCTAGCTTTTAATATTAAATCTGAATACTCTCCGTTTTTAATATAGTCAAACCAGTCATAAACAGAAATTTGTTTTATAACGTTACAATTCTTTGTGCAATAAAAGTAATCTAATATATAATTATCTTTTTCCATTTTATAAAATGCGAAACCCCCAGTAACAAAAAATGAACCTAATTGTTAGAGCGGGTTCATCATTGCTAAAGAGGGTTTACTTCTTTATATTATTTTTAGTTTGTTTAGTATGCTCTAACCTATACTATAAACTCCGATATGTAAAATTAAATCTAACTCTGTAAGTTAGAAGCGTATCTTTAGGTAATACGTTTGTGAAAATTAATTTCAACCAAGTCCTTTACTATTTTAGTAATGACTAATTTCCGCTGATAAAAAATAAAGCCGTTAAAAAGATACTCGGATAAACATATCAACAGCTTTATAGTAAAGAAGTTCCGATAATTATTTTTAAAAGTAACGACACAATAGAATACCTCTCTGTCCAAACGTCCAAAACGTTTTACTTATTAATTTTTAAACTTCTGTTCCGCCACCTAAAGCAGAAAAAGCAATCATATCATTTTTCATACCGCAAATATATAACATTATTTTCATGTATGCAAGCAAAAGTAGTAAAAAGTTTTAAAATAAGCAAAATCCTTATAAAATTACTTTAAAAAAGCCTCTCCGAAGAAAGGCTCAATTTTTCTAAACAATCAACTATTAAAATCTACAAACTCTCCATTATCATAAAGACTTGGCTTATAATCAAACAAGTCTTTGAAAAAAACTTTTATAACCTCAGCATAAACAATTTCGTTTACATTTTTAGTTTCATATTTTCTAAACATGGAATAAGTTAGGTGTCTGATAAACTCCTGATTTTCTTCTCTATATTTATAAGAGACATCTGACTGAGAAATATAATCTCGCCAAATAAAATTGTAAAAATCTTCGTATTCTAGCATGTTATGGTTTTTAAAATGCAAACATACAACAAATTTTTGAATTGTGCAAATAAATGATAAAAATACTTATTTTGTTAAATGAATGTTAAAGTATTTGCATATAAGAAAATAATTACTTATCTTTGCCCTTTGATTAAAGTATATGCACGCAAGAGTTAAAGATAAAAACATATTTTTTGATATAATAAAACCAAAAAATCAAATAGATTTCATAGAATCTATCTTGAAGGTATATTCTGCATTAAACTTTGACGAGAAAAGTAATTTACCAAAAGCGGAGAGAACAATCTTAGCTTATTATGTACTTCACGGTTTGACAGAGGAAACTCTAAAAAATGTTCTTATAGATTTTCCAAAGTATGCAAAAGGAGAATATTTACACCAAATGAATAAGAATTTAAGAGATAAGGGTTATTTAGTAAGAGAAGTGAACAACTTTAAAAAATTTCACTTAAATGGAGATTTGCAACATATAAGAGAAAAATTTATAGAAGATAAATGTAAACATTATTTAATTAAGTTTGAAACAGATTAGTTTTATAGATGATATTTTTGAAGAAATAGGGGCTGACAAAGAACAGCAAATGGCAATAAAGTTTTGGTTAGATTATGTCGCAAAAGAAACAAAAGAAAATGAAGTATTTGCCATAGACATTCCAAAGATAGGAGTTTTACATAGAAACAGAACTTTAACTCAAAACTCTAAAAAGTATCTAAACAGAGACAGCGAAGAGTACGCAGAGATAATGAAGATGCTTTTAGAGATGCAATATTTCAAAGAACAGAAAAATGAAAAAACCCCACATTGTAAAACACCATACACATACATAACAAGTAGTTATTTAAAGAAAAAATATGAATTACCACAAATAAATAATTCAGATAAACAAGTAAAAGAAGTATATTCAGCAATAGAAAAAGAACAACAAAAACAGTATGAGCGAGGCTTTTAAACACCAAGTATTAAGTAGAGAAGAAACACAAGAAAAAATTAAACAAGGAATTGATTTAGTAGTAAATCCTGTAAAGGTAACTTTAGGAAGAGGAGGAATGAATGTATTGTTAATTCGAGATAACTTACTTCCTGTAATTACAAAGGACGGAGTTTCAGTAGCTAGAAACATACAACATGAAGACCCATTTGTGAACGCAGGAGCTATGTTAGTTAAGGAAGTATCTGCAAGAACAGAAGAATTATGTGGAGACGGTAGTTCAACTTCTAGTGTATTAGCTCAAGCAATATTTAATGAGGTTCAAAAGCACAAAAATATAAATCCAATTCAACTAAAAAAAGATTTAGAAAAAGTAACAGAAGAAGTTGTTGGACACCTAAAAAAATTAAGTCAAAAACCTAAGTCAAAAGTAAGACTTAAAGAAATTGCAGATATTTCCGCTAATGGAGATAAAGAAGTAGCTGATTTAGTTTATAAAGCTATTCAAAAAGTAGGAGAGACAGGAGTAATTAAAGTTGAAGAATCAGAAGATGTAGATTCAAGAGTAGAAGTTGTAGATGGTTATCAATTAGACACTCCATTCTATAATGCAGGTTTTATCACAAATCACGATAAAATGACAGCAGAATTCTCCAATATGAATGTACTTTTATATGAAGGATTTTTAGAAACCTTTGACGATTTAGTCCCAACAATAAACGCAATAACAGATTTTACAGACCCTGAAAACCCAAGAGTAGGTGGTTTATTAATTTTGTGCGACACAATCGACCCAAACACAGAAAACCAAATACTAAACTTTAAATCATTAGGACATAACTTTATGATTTTAAAAACTCCTTTATTTGGAATTCAAAGAACAGAGCTTTACCAGGATATTGCAACTTTAATCGGAGCACAAGTCTACTGCAAAGAAAAAGGAAAACCACTTACAGAAGTTAAATTAGAAGGATTAGGAAAAGTTAAGAAAGTTGTTTCTGACGTAAATAAGACACTATTAATAGGCACAGAAGGAAATACATCAGAAAGAATAAATACCATCAAAGAACAGCTTAAAAACTACCAAGGCGCGTCAAAAGAAAAACAAACAATAAAAGACAGACTTGGAAAATTAGAAGGTGGTGTTGCAATGATTTATGTTGGTGGTGGCTCAAAATCCGACAAAAGAGAAAAAACAGATAGAGTAGATGACGCACTAAAAGCAGTTAAGTCTTGTATTGAAGAAGGATATGTAGCAGGAGCAGGAGTAACTTATTTAACTATTTCTAATATGTTGCAAGGAACTAATGAAGCCACACAAGTAATGAAAGAGGTATTAAAAGCACCTTTCTTACAAGTATATGAAAACGCAGGGATAAACGGAGAAGATTATTTAGATTATGTTTTAACTTCAGAATACGGCTCAGGAATTGATATTGATAATGGAGAAAAAGTCAATCTTTTTGACATTGGAGTAATTGACCCAACAAAAGTAAGCAGATTAGCTTTAGAAAACGCAGTATCTGTTGTAAGTTTATTTACTTCTTTAGGAGCTTCAAGTTTTAATTCAGAACCTTTAATGCAAATGAGCTAATGAATATAAACAATATTAAAGTAGTTGACGCAGAAATAATAAAAGTAAAAAAACCTCATTGGGTTTGGTTAGCTATAAAAAGTAGATTTTTAAAAGGAAGAGAACCTTGGGTAAAAGAGAGAATAGAAAAATGTGCTAATTGTGTTTACAACTCAAAGAACTTTAAAGAGAAGAAAACACTGAAACAAAAAACTCTAAAATTCTTCTCAGATTTACTATCCTTAGTAACTTTATCATTTCATAAGGATTTAGGACAATGTTTAAGTCCCACATGTGGTTGTAGTGTGCACGAAAAATCAAAAATAAAGGAGGAAGATTGTCCTGAAAATTATTGGAGAAGTATTTATGTACCAAACTCAAGTCAAACTAAAAACGGAATAAAATGAATGTAGAACTAGGAACAGTAAAAAAAGGAAGTAGTATATCAAAAGAATTTACACTTCCAAAAATAATTAAGCAAAGTAAAGCGGGGTGCATGAGTTGCACTAAAACAAAATTTAATGAAAATAATTTAACAATCGCTTATAAAGCGGTTGATTCAAAAGGGACTTGGAATAAATCAGTGACAGTAACCTTTGAAGATGATACAACAGAAAAAATAATATTCACAGTAAAAGTAGTATAAATTGAGATATAGAAACGAAGCTCTAAGAGCAATGCAGTTAATGCCAAGTAATTATAATTTAGGAGATGTTTTGTTTGCAGTTTTTCAAACAGAAGCAGTACAGAATGGAATTTCATTAGACTTTCTAAGAAGAATGGATGATGAAGATGTTTATACGAGAGTAGAACAAGCACTAAAAATTGAAACGGCGGAAAAAGAACTAACAGAAGAAGAAAAACAAGAATGGATAACCAAATAAACAAACTATACGACATTATTGTACAAAAGTATGATGATTATACTAACTACAATAAAATCGTAGAAAAAGAAAAAGAACAGATAAAAGAAAAAGATAAACTTCTTGCTTCTCAATTCTTTAAAGATAACGAAGAAACAGATAAAGGAAAAGAAGTAATAACAGACAAACTAAAACAACTATTTGTAGAAAAAGTTATCTTTTTAGATGTTTATGCAAAAGATGCTCAACTATTATTTTACAATCTATATAGTTTAGTTGAAACTTATATTCAGTTAGACAACGCACCAATCCTACCAAAGAAAATTACAGAAGCATGTGAAGAATATGCACATGTAGTACCAAAAACCCAAATGGTCGCCGAAAAAGAAAAACTGCAAGAAAGAGTAAAAGGCACAATAGACGGTTATGTAAAAGCAACCTTAGAGAATGGAGCTTATGATTATTACATAGAAAAAATGGTTGAACAAATGAAACAACAAAACCCTCAAGATTAATATGTCACATTATGTAGATACATTCATAAAAGACCACAGAGAATACTTTACAAGGAATAAGTCTATAATAGAAAACAATAATTGGAACGATACAGAACAATATAATAGTAAAATAAACTCTTTTACAGAACAACTTTATCAAATACAAGAAAGCAAGGACAAAGATAAGGAAAAAAAGATAAAAGAAATAGAGTCTAATATTAAAAAGTATTTAGAAACATCTTCCAAAAATAAACGGGCATTATTCAAACAAGAAAATAAGCTTACTAACTCAATTGTTGGTAGGCTTTCTGAGTTTATATTAGAGACTCAAAAAAGTGGCGATAGAAAACAAGAAAAAGAGAAAGTACAAAAATTTATAGATTTTACAGTTGATATAATACAAATACATTTAAAAAAGTGTACAGAGTACCTTAGATATGGTTCTGATATTATAAATAAAGAAGCTATAACAGAAGATGAGATAGAATACAATGACCAGGAAATAGATTTTCAAGATGATATTTTTCTAAAAAAAGTAGATATACAAAATACTTTAAACAGTTTAAACATTGCAGGAGAAGTAGATAATACCAAAATAGAGTTTTTCAAAGACCAAAAAGCTACTATTCCTATGATGACTGTACTTCCTTTATTTAATGACGACATTAAAGAACTTACGGAAAAACTAGGATTATCTGATGAAATATATGATAAAGAGTTTTTAATACATAAAGACCCAAAAGATATACCTAAATGGGAAGATAAAAAGCATTATTGGGAACAAAAACCTGAGACTATAAAATTTTGGTATAATGAATGGATGAAAATTACAAACGGTTTTGAAGTAGATGGATACTTCTTTCATCCTTGGTTATACTATCATTTAAATTACTTTAAAACACCTATCCCTCAAGCAGATGGTAAAGAATCTGTAGTTACTCCAATGTTTAGAGATAATGAACACTATATTGCAGAGTTATTAAAAAAAGCCGAAGAAAAAAAGAACAGAGGTGTATTACTGTATGGAAGTAGACGTATAGCAAAATCAACTGACATGGCATCTGTGTGTGAATGGAAAGCTTTAGTAAAAGACAATGCATCAACAGCTATCACATCAGGTTCAGCAGGAGATTTAGCAGAATTAGCTCATAAGATAAAAACATCTATGAAGTTTAAAGTCCCTGCTTTTAAACTTCCTATTCAAAAACAAGAGTGGGATGGAGGAACAGTAGAACTTGGTTTAAAATGGGATGCAAGTACACTGTTAGAACATTCGAGACACACTATTAAAAATTTATCTTCAGGAGCAACATCTTCTACTCAAAAGAGTGCGGGAGGTGCTCCTAGTGTATACTTAATTGAGGAAATAGGTAAATTTGCATGGGAAAAATCTTACCTTGCGGCTCAACCTTCATTTGAAACGGAATTCGGATGGAAATCAGTTGTGATAGCTGTTGGAACATCGGGCGAAGCCTCTTTATCAGGAGATGCAATGAGAGCTGTAACAAACCCTGACTCATTTAAGTTTTTAGAGATGGATTGGGATGAATTTGAAAGCTACTTACCTACAGGATATACACCTACTTGGAAGAGAAGAACTTTTGCTAATTTTGTACCTGCCCAAATGGCTTACAAAACGGGGTTTAAAAGAATAGAAAGAAAGTTTGGAGAATATCTAGGTATAAAATCAGAGTATTTAGATAAGATAATTATATATCAAACAGATTGGGTAAATAATACAAGAGTGCTACTTGAAGATAGAGAAAGAGTAAAAAAAGACGCTTTGAAATATCAACAAGAGTGTGTACAATATCCAATGTGCCCAACCGATTGTTTTTTATCTGCAAATAAAAACCCATACCCTGCAAAAGAAGCACAGCTTAGAAAAGAATATCTACTACAATCAGGTGAGTGGGATAGAAGAAGAATGATATATAGAGGAGATGATGGTAAACTAAAGTCAGAGTTTTTAGACATGCCTTTAGCTGAATACCCACATAAAGGTGGTACAATAGAAGCTCCGATATTAATATTTGAAGACATACCTGAAATACCACCTGTTGAAAATTTATATATTGCTAGTTTTGATGATGTTAAACAAGATGACTCAGACACAGATTCTGTAATCTGTTTTCAAATTTGGAAAATGGAAACTTTTAATGATGAGTGGGGAGGAAGACTTGTTGTATCATGGTCATGCAGACCTGAAAATAGAAAGCCAATGTATGAGAAATGGTTATTGTTGCAACAGGCATATAATGCTAGAGCTTTTCCTGAGAATGAGGATATGGGATATAAAACTTTCCTAGAGGGTAAGCATTTAGAAGAGAAATGGTTAATATCGGCAGTAGATTTTACAAGTAATATGGGTATTAATAGTAACAATAAAAGAAAATTTGGTTGGACACCAAGGCAATCTAAAAAGGTATTATTAGGACTATCTCAAGATAAATTTGACAATGAACTTTATTTAGGAGAAGATGATAATGGAAGTGAAATAATGGTAAAAGAAGTAAGTCTGATAAATGATATTGTATTTTTAGATGAGATAATAAATTATAATGAAGAAGCAAACGTAGATAGACTTTCAGCATCATTAGGAGCAATTGGGTGGATGCATTATTTAAGAAGTAACTTTATAACACCTAAACACGCTTCAAGTAACTTAAATCAAGAACAAAAAAAACCGCATATAAAAAGAGTTTTAGGTGGAAGTAGAAGAAGCAGATTATTAGGTTAAATAGTAAAATTATAAGGATTTTGCAAAAATAAGGATAATAAACTAAATTTGCAAATTAAATCTTTATTAATAAATGAGTGACAGTATAAATCACGCTTTCTTTAGTAATGTTGGAAATAGTGGAAGTTATACAGACTCCCTACCTAATCAAACGAAAATTTCAAGTAAAAAGAAAGAAGCGTTTAAAAAAGGTACACTTGACCGACTTGAACAAATTGCGGAGAAACAATATATAAGAAATCAAGAGCTTGTCAAATTTTACCAAATGGTAAGAGGTGAGCTTGTATACTCTGATTATGCTTTATCTGATGTTACTAATGAAATATTAGAACTTAGAGAGGAAGCTGGTATTCCCGCACACGCAAAACACTATGACTTTTTAGGACTGATTATAAACCAAATAAAAGGAGAATATCCTAACTTTAGAGATTTATATCAAATAGCCACTAATGATGAAGAGTCAGATAATGAGTTTATGCGTGACCAAGAAGTTAAAGTAAAAGATTGGCTTACAAATCACTTTCAATTAGAACTTAAAGAAGGACTTTTAAAAAGAGGTATCAATGTTGACACTCAACAACAGTTTCAATCAGAAGAGGAACAACAACAATATTTGCAACAAGTACAAGCTGAAAAAGATAAGTTAGTGCCACCTGAAAAAATACAGGAAAACTTACTTAAATCTTTCAAAACAGTTGCCTCAGAATGGGCGGAAAAAACTTTAGAAAGAGATTGGACAAGAGATGACTTCAATATGGAGCATGACAGTTTACTAGAAATAGAAGATTACATGCTAACAGGAAGATGGTTCAGACATTATCACATAGGATATGACTATTACAAACCTGAGCGTTGGCATCCATGTGAAGTATTCTTTTCAGAAGATTTAGATATTAGATTTCCTCAACAAGCAGAATACGTAGGCAGACTTACATTTATGAGTCCATCTAATATAGTTAATAGATGGGGAGATAAGATTCCTGAAGATACTCAAAAAAGACTTTTAGGATTTTACAATGAGCCAAGCGAAACGGCAGGAAACGTAAAAACAAACAGCTTAGAAAAAATAGTTCAAAATAACTTTGGACAAACACAAATAGTACCATTTGAAGGTTATCACGATTATGACTTAACTTTACAAATGCAAAATCTTTTTGATACACCATTTGGAGAAACAGTAGTTTTAGATAACGGCGAACAAAAGAAAGTGCCTGCTTGGTTCTCACCATTACAAAGAGGAAACTCTTTTATGAATAACTCTTACGCTAAAAACCTTAGAAGCGATATTATTCCAAGAAATGATTTAATTCAAACAGTAGAATGTTATTGGAGAAGTTGGAGAAAGGTAGGAGTATTAAACTACACAACAGAAGACGGATTTTTAGACACAGTATTTGTAACAGACGATTTACTTCCTTACTTTTTAAAGGAGAATGAAATTAAAGTTTTAAAAAATACCACTTTAGAAGAAGCAGAAAAAAATCCACAACCAAATACAGTTGTTTGGGATTGGATACCTGAAGTAAGATGGGGCGTAAAGATAAAAGCACATAATTCATTCTTAAATGAAGATTTATATTTAGGAGGAGACCCTGCACCTGTTCAAATGAAAGGTAGTAGTGAGGTTTATGATGTTCAATTACCTGTTGCAGGGTATATTGGAGATTCAATGGCTAAAAAACTACACCCTTACATCATTAAGCACAATATTGTAATGAACCAAATCTACTCTTTACTAGAGAAAGAACTAGGAACATTCTTCTTATTTGATGTAAAATATTTACCATCAGAATATAAAAATAACACAAATGTTCGAGAATCACTTGAACAAATGTATGACATTATCCAGGATTTAGGTATTGTACCTGTCGACACCTCAAGAGCTAATATGGAAGGTTCACAACCTCAAATGAACGCTTTTGGTATGCAAAATATGGATTTTACTGCACAGATTAATAATAGAATGCAGTTGGCTACCCAATTCAAACTACAAGCTTTAGAGCAGATTGGTATTACACCTCAAAGATTAGGAGTAGCAAGTCAGTATTCAACGGCAGAAGGAATTAAGCAAGGAATGACCGCAACTTACGCACAAACAGAAAGTATATTTAATGTAATGTCTGTTTCAAGTAAAAAAGCAACTTTATTACACTTAACAGCTTCTCAATACGCCCAAAAGAATTATAAAGATTATTTCTCAACATTTACAAAATCTGATGGCTCAAAAGCATTTATAGCATTATCAGACCCTAATTTTCCACTAAGAAACTTTGGACTTACTTGTGTAAATTCTTCAACAGATAGAAAAGAATTAGAGCTTTACAAACAAACAATGCTTCAAATAAATACAGCTAATAATGATATGTTAGCATTTGCAGAAATTGTTTCAGCTAAATCTATGACTACAGCTATTGATATAGGTAGAAGAAATAGAATAGAAGCACAAGCTCAAGAAGAAAGACAAAGACAACATGAGTCAGAACAGAATGATAAACTTATTCAGGCTGATAAAGATATGGAAACTTTGAAACATGAAAGAGCTAAAGAGCTTGAAAATATTAGAGGTGAATATAAGCTAGAAGAACAACAAATTAATGCTTTTGGTAGAATTTCTCTAAGTGATAACCCTGAAGCAAGTTATGATAGATTAGACAAAACTACTCAAAATGCTATCCAAAATAATTTTAAAGAAAAAGAAATTGGTTTAAAAGAACAAGAACAGTCAAGAAAAGTAGAGGAAGGGTTGACTAGTGTTAAAATGAAACTAGCGGAGTTAAAACTAAAGCAAAATGAGCAAAGACTTAAAGAGAAAGCTATAGATACTCAACTACAAACAAGTTTAATAAATAAGAACTAGATTATAACCTTATAAAGTTTATAAGGAGTGTTAACCAAAAATATAAGGATTTTTCGTATATCAAAATAATAACATAAATTTGCAAAATAAAAATGAACCAAGAAGAAACCACACAAGAATTTTCATTTGAAGACATAGCTAATCAATTCTCAGTTGAAGCTCCATCAGCAATGACAGAAGTAGAATTAGATTTAACAGAGGAAAATGAAGAACAACTTCCACCTGCACCAACTACAGAATTAGAAATAGAAGAAAAAGAGGTTGCGCCAAAAGAGGAAGAAGTAAAACAACCACTACAAAATTTTACAAATTATAATAGTGTAGTAAAAACATTATTAGACTCAGGAGAGTGGGAAGACATTCTAATAGAAAAAGAAGACGGAACAGAAGTTAAGTTATCTGAATTAGGAGAAATCCCCGAAGAAGAATTTAAACAGATTATTCAAGACCAAAAAGCTTTAAAAGCTGAGGACACAAAAGATAAATATATTCCTGTTGAAAATCTTTCAGAAGATAAAAAAGCAATCTTAGACATCTTATTAAAAGGTGGAGACTTAAAAGAAATCTTCAAAGAACCACAAGCTCTAGTAAAACCTTACACAGAAGAGTTAGGTTGGGATTTAGATAATGAAGTACACCAACAAGAAATTGCTTTTAGAAGATATAAGAGATTAGGTCATTCAGATGCAAAAGCAAAATCTTTAGTTGAAATAGACATTAAAGAAAGCGAACTTGATTTAGTAGCTAAAGAAGAAGTAAAACTTTGGCACCAAGATTACGACAGCAGACTTAAAAAAGTATCAGAAGATTTAGAAGCAGAAAAAGTCGCCGAACAAGAAAAACAGAAAGAGTATAAATCTAATCTTAATAAGTTAGCAAAAGAAGCTCAATATCCTGACACACTTGTTAAAAAACTTGTAGACTTAGGAACTAAAAAAACAGAGAATGGTAATATAGCTTCAGACGAACTATATGAAAAGCTTATAGAAGACCCAAAAGAAGCTCTCGAATTAATCTTTTTTATGGCGGATAAAGAAAAGTATCTTGCTGAAAAAATGAAAGAAGTAAAGAGAGCTACACAATTTGATGGGATGAGAAAAATAAGTAGAATCGCCAAAGAAACATCTAAAAAACCTGTAGAAACAGAAACTTCAAAAGAAGATACGTTCTCAGTAGAAATCATAAACAATTAACAATTTAAATAAAAACAAACAATGAGCGTAACACAATCACCAATTAAGATGATTCACAATGGTGACTTAGTGATAGGTATGACAAATAAAAAGACTGTTCAGTCAATGGCAGGATACTTTGATACAACCACACTAAGTTCATTCTACGAACAAGACCCTGATAAATACAACTTAGGGCTTATGAAATTATGGGGACAACAAGCTAAAACTTCTTACCCTATCTATCAAGCTTTGATGGAGAAAAAAGCAATGTTAAATGTAAATGGAGCAGACGGTTCATTTACTTATGAAATTGCAATCAAAGATTCAGGAAAGTGTATGACTATCCGTGATTATTCGACTACTTATCCTAATGCAGGTTTAGATGGTTCTATTTTTAGAATTGCTACAAATAAAAGATATGCGCCAGGGGTAAAATTAACAGTTGACTTAATGTATGGCGAGCATCAAATTATTGTTACAGATGAAGAACCAATTCGTCAAATTCCTGGCGGATGGGACATGCCTGTAAAATTAACAGATGCAGACAGAGAAGCTTCTTATGACACTTCTTTATTAGTTTCAGGTATTCAATATTTCCAAGTAGGTCACTCTGTTTTTGGAGAATATGGTACAAACTATGAGAATTTTGATTTAATGGACACTCCAACTACCATGAAATGTATGTTCCAATTAGGGAATATGAGTGGAGCAGAATCTTATATGACAGGTAGAGCAGGAATGAAATCTTTCTCAGGAGCATCTTCAAGAGCCAAAGAGTATTTAAGTGAATTAGAATCAGAAGCAAATGACTACGGAGAATTCTCTTTCATCACAGAGGCTACAAATGTAACAAAAGGTGAGAATGGAAAAGTAGGATTCAAAAAAGGAAGCTTACACTTAGGAAGCACTATCCAAATGTTGCTTCACAAAAAACACCAAAAATCAGTAGCAACAGAACTTTTATTCCAAAAAGCAGGTACAGTTCAAGGTACTAATGGTATTACTAAATTAAATGAAGGTATTTTCCACCAAATCAGACGTGGTAAACTTATCCAATATGGTAGACCAATGGGTATTACTCGTGCTCACATTATGGAAGCTGTTCAATATATCTTTAGAGTTAGTGATTTAGCAGAAGAATTAAGATTTGTAGAATTCTCTGTAGGTACTTATGCTAAACAAAATATGTATGAAATCTTTAAAGATGAGATTAATGCACAAATGCCACAAATTGAAAGATGGTTAGGAGCAGATGGACAACTACCAAAACCTGTTGTAACAGGAGCAGATAATCTAAACTTAGTTTTAAACCCTGTACGTTTTGTAGAATGTTATTTACAAGGTATTGGTAAAGTTAGAATTAAACACGACCCTGCTTTAGACCACTATCCAGGAGCTGATAGATTCCAATCAGGAATGTTCCAAGGAGGTTTAGCACACACAGCTTACTCTATGGTAGTTTGGGATGTAGCTGACCAAAAATATAGTAACAACAAAACTTTACCACAAGGAGCAACTTTGGTTGAAGGAGCAGATGCAGGAGCTAACATGTATATTGTTAAACCTGAACAAGCAATGACATATTGGGGTTCTGAAAATGGGCGTTACTCAATGGAATCAAATGCTAACATTGTATCTTCAAGTAAGTACCAAACACAAGGGTTCTGGATTTATTCAATTTGTGCTTCCTGGGTCGCCGACCTCTCAAGATATGTAATTATTGAGTTAGACCCTTCTTATAGAAACGGATTAAACTAAGAATAAAAAATAGTGGATAGCTCCTCTTTTTAGGGGAGCTAAAAACTAAAATTATAAGAAATTTGCACAGTTAAAATATTTGTTGTATATTTGCCACATGAGAAGTGATACATTAACAACAGAACAATTTATCAAAAAAGCAAAAGAAGTTCACGGAGACCTATATGACTATTCAAAAGTAGATTACAAAGGTTCTAGGACTAAAGTAGAGATAGTTTGTAATACGCATGGAGTCTTTGAGCAAAGACCTGACACACATCTTGGAGGAGCACATTGTTATAAATGTAGCAAAGAAAAAATGGGTAAAGGTAATAGGTTGAAAAAGGAGGAAGTTATTAATAAAGCTACTGAAATACATAAAGGATTGTATGACTACTCTTTAATTGAAGAGTATACAGGATGTAGAAATAAATACCCTATTATTTGTAAAAAACACGGAGTATTTAATATGAGATTTGATACTCATTTAATGCAAAGAGGGTGTCCTAAATGTGGTTTTGAAATAAAAGCTAAGAATACCTTAATCCCACAAGAAGATGTATTAAAGAGGTATAAAATAGTACACAATGAAAAGTACAATTACCCTAACTTTGAGTATAAAGGTAGTGAATTTAAAGTAAAAGTAGAGTGTCCCACACATGGAGTATTTGAACAATATTCTAAACAACACATGAAAGGTAATGGTTGCCCAAAATGTGTAACTACTGAATCAAAAGCAGAAATAGAGATTAGAGATTTTATCAGTAAAAATGTAGAGATAATATACTCAGACAGAACAATACTTAGAAGTAAAAGGGAAATAGATATTTTTATACCCTCTAAAAAATTAGCAATAGAATATAACGGACTATATTGGCATTCGGAAAATTTTATTGAAAACACATATCACTTAGACAAAACAGAAGATTGTTTGAAACAAGATATAAAATTAATTCATATTTTTGAAGATGAGTGGATTTATAAAAAAGAGGTAGTTAAATCAAGACTTTTAAATTTAATAGGTTTTTCAGAAAATAAGATTTATGCAAGAAATTGTGAAATAAAAGAAGTTAATTCAAGAGAGGCTTTAAAATTTTTAGATGAAAATCACATACAAGGAAAAGTAGGAGCAAAGATAAGAATAGGACTGTATTATAACAATGAACTTGTATCTATAATGACTTTTGGAGAACTTAGAAAAAGTCTAGGAAATAGTAAAAAAGAAGGAAGCTTTGAGTTATTAAGATTTTGTAATAAGTTAAATACAAATGTAGTAGGGGGAGCATCAAAATTGTTGAAGCATTTTGAAAATAACTTTGAATATGAAGAAATAATTTCTTACGCAGACAGAAGATGGAGTAACGGAGATTTATATGAAAAATTAGATTTTACTTTCATTTCTAAAACAAGACCTAATTATTTTTATGTTAGACTAGATAAAAGAGAACCTCGATTTAAATACCGAAAAGACATCTTAGTAAAAGAGGGCTATGATAAAACCAAGACAGAAAAAGAAATAATGAAAGAAAGAGGATACAATAGAATATATGATTGTGGCTCTTTAAAATTTGTAAAAACCAAGAAAAAATAAAAACCAAAAATGAGTGAAAAAATAACAGTATATAAAAAAGGAAATGGAGAAAAATTTGAAATTGAGATTGGGAAGTCTTATCAGATTATAAATAAGTTTGATGCAAATGCATTAGACGGTTTCCAAAAACACAGAACAACAAAAGTACTAGACCCACAGGCATCTGTAACTAGAGTTCCTTTAGCTATTTGGGATGGTCAAAAAATGAGTTATGATATTGCACTTGATGAAAATTCAACAAGATTAAATAACATATTTAAAGATAAAGAAGACTTACAAAGACATTTAAAAGTAGTCACAAAAGAGATTTATAATAAACTGTTGTCTATCTATGGAAAAGATAAATTAGACGCTAAAAACATAGAATTTTGGGATGATTTTTGTTACCATATAACAGCAGATAGTGTTTTAAATACAAATAAGCCTTTAGAATTAGCTCAATTATATTTCCTTATCATTCATGGTAAATTAGCACCTGTAGGTTTTGAAAGCGAAAACTTATTTAAAAAATGTGCACAATTTTCAGTTGAAAATAAAGAAACAGTAGTTGGAGCAACACAAAAAAGAGAAATTGAGAAAAATAAAGCTATTGCAAAATTCGTTAATTTATTGGATGACGATAAAGAAGAACTAGCAACTTTATTAGAATATATAGGTATTACAGGATTAGATGAAGCTGATGAAGCATTAATGAACTCTGTATTTACAAATTGGTTGGATAAAGACGATAATCAAAATCCAAAACAATTCTTAGAAGTTTATGAAAAGTTCCACAAATCAAGTGCGGGAAAAACCTACATGAAAATTTATAGAGCTTTAAAAGAACTGCACAGAAAGAAAAAGATTAAGAAGAATATGGATGGTGTAATATTTGAAGATGAAGTTTTAGGAAAAGACTTTAAAGAAGCTTCTAAAACAGTACAAAACTCTTCTGCTTTACTAGAAAAACTAGCAATTACCTTAGATGAATAAAAATGACAGCAAATCAAACCTATGAACGTTTCATAATTAAAATAAATGGAAACGCCACAACAGAACAATTAAGTTGTGATAAAGGTAGGTTTGCAAATATATATAACAATCAACAAAACAGAATGATTGAATATATATTAGAAAAGAGGTTTGAGGATGATATTAGGTATTTACAAAAAATATTAGTAGACGACAAAAGACTAATATCATCTTCGGTTCACCTTGACCATGTAGACTTTACACTACCAAAAGATTTTTTTGACCATTCAAATTTATATTGTCTTGTTTCTAAAGACAAGTGTCAAAAACAAAAAATAAGTTGCTTTGAAATAAAAGATGATGACAGAAACAACATCTTAGACAATGAAATGATAAATCCATCATTCAAGTACAGAGAAGCTCCTTACCATTTTTCATCTGATAAAATAAAAATCTACACCGCAGATGAATTTACGATAGATAATGCAATCCTTTCTTACTATCGTTATCCACAACAAATTAAGTTAATAAATCCTGAAAGTCCTGAAAGTGATTTCTTGTCAGACCCTGAGTTTGATGATAAATTAGTAAATAGAATAGTTGATGCTTGTGTATCAGAATTCTTTTTAAATGGGGGCAATCAAAAATTTCAGGCAGAAAAAGTAAACTCGGTACAAAAACCGTAATAATAACAATCAACAATAAATAATTTAAAACAAACAAAAAATGAGTTTAGACAATTCACAAAACAGAGCGTTTTTTCCTTTAGATGGTGCAGTACTTACATCAGGGGGTTCTTTGAACGTAACTGAAGGTGTATTAGCAATCGTGGATAATGACCCACAAGCACTTACACAAAACGGAAAAAAAGTAGTTTCAAGTTTCGTAGGTTTACCAAAACATAAAGATTTCCAAATCTTGTTAGGTAAAAAAGACTTACCTGTAACAAGAAGCACAGACAACAAACCTTATGCTTCATTACCATTCAAATTGAGTGAAGTAGTAGATTTAAAAGTATTTGCACCAAAATCAGTAGGTGTAAAAGTAGATGATTTCATTGTAGGATTCAACGGAACAGACGGAACAGAATTATCATTAAAAAGTAATTCATCTTCTGTAATTGAATTAACTCTTTGTGGAGAACCAATGTTACAATTAGGGTACAAAACAGGAGAAGTTACAGTAGCTGTTACTTTGCAAGCACCTTATGTAGATGATAACGGGGTAGCTTTAGTAGGCGAATTTGCTACAATGCAAGAAAGAGTAGAGTATGCGGTAAAAGAGTTCCAAAGAATGACCTTACTAGGTGGAGCACCAATCACTGACTATGTAGACATTATAGCTGTAAATAGTGAAAATGGAGATTTAACAGGGACGGCTTACACTTTTAGAACTTTGACAGTAACCGACGCAGGAGATTCAAATGCTTATGCAAGAGTTCAAGCTCAATATCCTACAGTAAAAATAGGATTAGCAGAAAGAGTAGGAGATGAAAAAACTGTTTATACAGTATTAGTTCCTTCAGCAACAGTTTTAGCTGACTTTGAAATTACAAGCGCAGGAAGTTTGAAAACTTGTGAGGATTGTCCAAGTGGTTTCACAGCAACAGACGCAGGATTTGTATATCATATTACAGTAGAAGACGATGGTGTAGACTTGTCAACAACAGTAGATAATATTGCAGGGTATGTTTCAGGTTCTATTTCAAGAAAAGGAAATGCAGATGGAGTAGGTGTTTATACAGTGATTACAAATGACGCACCAACAGAAGCAGAAATTGCAACATATAAAGCGTCTGCGGCAGTATTAGGAACTTCAGTAGTTACATTTGTAGGAAAAGTTTCTGAGATTTGTACTCCTGATGCTGTGGTAGATGAAATTGCATGGGAAGTGGGAAAAACTTGTTATGCTACAACTAAAACTTTTGAAATAGTAGTTCCTGACGATGATTGTGGAAATTCAATATTAACTGAATTACAAGCAGCTTTCCCTAATTTAACTATTGCCGTAAAATTAAACGAGGAAGATGACCCTGTAAATGCACTTTGTCAAACAACTTATACAACTACAATTGCGACTAATATTGTATGCGAAGAGTGCTCAAATGAATTTAGAGATTTGTTCACAGTAGAAGCTCCTAGAAACTTTAAACAAATAGCATGGACTTTAGTAACACCTGAAGCTTTTGATGAAGACGCTAAAATGGGAATCCGTTTCATAGGTAAAGAATTTAAAATGATTGGTTCAGAATACTTCAGAGATGATATGCCAATGTATTGGACTTCTACAAAATTAAAAGTAGCAGGAGGTCAACCTACATTTGTAGCAGAATCTTGGAACAATCAAGACAAACCATATAAAATAACTGTACTTTCTATTGCAGCAGACCCTGAAGCATTTGGAGCACAATTATGGCAAACAGAAGACGAATCAAGATTTTATTTTGATGGACTTCCAAGATTTGAAGGTAATAACTACGCTAAGTGGTTGTGGGGACAAGAAACAAAATTAAAAGGAGATGCTCAATACATTGATTACCAATTGACAGTAAATCCAATTAAAGGATACCAATACACTCCACATGCTTCTGAACAAATCACTTACAGAATTTTAGTAGAAGTAGGTAGACACACAGAAGTTGAAGCATTACTTAATGCAGTGGCTGTAGGAGCAGGATTACCAACAGTCCAAGCTTTCGGAAACTAATAATAACCAAATATCGGGGAGGGTTAAAATCCTCCCTTTTTTAAATATGAAAGTAACAATAGAAAGAAAACCTACTGAAGCAGAAAGAATAGCAATAGATAGAGCAGAACAAATACTATCAGAAGCTAAATTAACTTTAATAGGTACAAGACCAAAAGACAGGTAGTGAAACTAATTTTATATTTAGCAACAGTAGTAAGTATATTGACATACTCATTTTGGCAGAGTTTTCCAAAGGGGTATTTTTATTATGGTAATAGTTTTTTTATAACTTTAATATGTGCATATATTTATTATCAAGATAAAAAAAACTTCATAAAGTTTTTTCTTTTTGAGCTGTCAATTGCTAACTTAATAAAAGAATTGTTTTTAGACCCTGGAAAATTAGAATTAGGAGAAGCTCTTCTAATAGTAATAATCCCAATAATATGGTATTTTAATAATGACAAGTATAATAGAATATTGGAGAGAGATAGGTATAACCGTAGGTGGTATAATATCTTTTATAGTAGGTAGAAAATCTACAAAAATACTAGAAAAAAAACAAACGGTTGAAGCTATAGATGCGATGCAAAGGACTTATGATGTCTTTTTAAAACACTATCAAGACCAATACGACAAATTAGTAGAAAGATTAAATAACTTAGAGTTAAGAAATGCTATTTTAACTGAAAGTGCCGAAACTTGGGAGAAGAAATTTAAAGACCTTGAAAAACAGTATGAATCACTTAAAAAAGAGTTTGAAGCTTATAAATCAAAACATAAATAATGAGTAGAAGAGAGTTTGTAGACAGATATTTAAGTAAAGGTATTAGTAAAAAACTAACCGTCTTTATTATAGCATCTGTAGCACTTTTCAGAGGCAATTTAACAGGAACTGATTGGGTAATAATTTCAGGAATTTATATAGGCTCACAAACAGTTATAGATATATTTAAAGCAAAATCAGGAGGAAGTGTTTATGATAGTAGCGGAACAACTTACTAGAAAATATAGAACTTTATTAAATAAATATAAAGTTAATACACCATTAAGATTAGCTTATTTTTTTGCACAGTGTCAACATGAAAGTGGCTTAAAACTTGTACGTGAAAATATGAATTATTCTGCAAAAAGGATAGTTGAAATATTTAAGACAAGATTAGATAGAAACAAAGACGGTTGGTTAGATGAAAATGAAAAAGCTAAAATTAGAGAGATAGCAAACAATCCTGTAAAACTAGCAAATTTTGTTTATGCAAATAGATTAGGTAATGGAGACGAATCATCAGGAGATGGTTTTAAATATCGTGCAGGTGGATTTTTAGGAACAACTTTTAAAAATAACTACATAGATTTAGAAAAATCAACAGGGATAAAGTGTGTATCAAACCCTGATTTATTATTACAAGAAGCTAATGCTTTAATTTCAGCACTACATTTTTGGCAAAAAAACAACTTAAATAGCTTTGCAGATAGAGATGATTTAAGAGGTTCTACAAGAGTTATTAATGGAGGTTTTAATGGAATAACTAATAGAGAAGAGCACTTAAAAGTATATAAAACAATATTTAAATAAATGAACTACTTTAACTTACCACAAGAATTAGACGCTTTACTAAGAAGTGTTTCAATAGTGAGACCAAAAACAACTTGGCATAATTTACCTGCACAATTAAGAGCAGTTAAGGTTCAATTGTTGTTAGCCAATGAAGATTTAGAAAATAATGATTTAGCAATTGTATTAGCCTCTATACCAAACGCAAACTTTTTTAATTATCTATCTGTGACACGTAAAATAAAAATAGCAATAAATATTATAAACTAATGACAATACTAGAAAAAATAAATAAATTAACATATTTTTCAGAAATAATAAAACTGAAAGATATTTTAAAAGAGTTATATCAACGTGGAGGTGAAAGCTTACCTTATAAAACTTACGTTGCTCAATTTGGAATATCTCAGATAACTGAAGATAAAATGGAATATACTAATGTTTTTGAAAATACAATAGGGGATATTACTATAACAAAAGCAGGTAGTCAATTTTTTATTGAGTCTGATAATTTATTTACAACAAATAAAACATTTGTTAATATAACAGGTGGTGGCGATAGTGTAGATAGTATAGTATATTTAGGAGAAAATATAACAACAACATCTATAAGTTTTTTTATCTATGGTAGTGGGCAAAACTCAAATAACCATGTAGAAATAAGAGTATATAATTAATAACATGACAGTAGATATAAATTTCCAAATATATAACACTCAAGACCCTAAAACTATAATCATAGGAGACCAAAGTACTTGGGGCGTAGCAGAAAATCATCCTGCATATTTACAAGTAACTCCACCAGGAACATCAACAGCTACACAAATAAATTTTGTAAAAAAGAATTTGATGCACTTAACCTCTATTAGTTTAGGTTTATCTTGTTCAGCAGTATGTGAAGAACAAAATTATGAAGATTTACCTGATGGTGTTTGGGAATTTTGCTTACAGTCTAAATTTGAGGGCTTAAATAAAAAAAGATTTTTCTTAAAAGATGACCAACTTCGCCAAAAAATAGATAAGATAAGAATAGGTTTATACGACACACAAGGATTCACCTATGTAAAAAATAAAACAACAGAACAGTTAGAAACAATAGATTTTTTAATCAGTGCATCTCAAGCTTTAATAAAAGAGGGTAGAAATAGTGATGCCATGAAAGCCTATAACGAAATAAATAAAATAGTAGATAAATTAAAAAAATGTAAAGACTGTATATAATGAATTATAAAATATACGCAATAGGTAACTATTTAAGAATAGAAAATATAGCAACAGGGGAGATTTATAACGGTCTTTCAAAAGAGGTATTTGTAGACAAAAACAATTTAAACAACAACCTTTATAAAATTCAAAATGTAAAAGATTGGGGTGCAAGAACAGCTTTAAACCTCAGTCAAATTAAGAAAGAAGATGGTTCTGATTATACTTTAAGTGAGTGGGAAACATTTTATACAGAGAACACAGGTGGGACTACTTCAGATGACCAAGTAACTATTATAACTCAATTAGACGAGGTTATAGCAGCTTTAAATACAAACTCAACTAATGAACAAGCTTTGTTAATATCTATTGACAATAAGCTTGAAGAATTGGCGCAAATTGAAGATGAGTTAGTTGCAGCTAATACTACCTTAACCAATATAAAAACGGATACAACAACTATCAATACTAATTTAGAAACGGTCATTGATAAATTAGATTTGCAAGTTACAGCACTTGAGGATTTAAAAGTTTTAGTTACTGAAACCAATACACAATTAACAACTGCAAACGCAACTCTTACTACAATTAGTAATGATATTGCAACGATTAAAAATGATATTAGTTTAATTAAAGCTGATATTTCTGAAATCAAAACAAGCGTTGCAAGTATTGATACTAAATTAATTTCGGTTGTTGATTCATTAACTGCAATTGAAACTAAAATAGATACAGTTGTAACTGAATTGCAAACGATTAACACTACTTTACAAACCGAGTTTGACCAAACACAAGCTAAATTAGACGATGTAGTCACGGCTTTAGAGTATGCTCAAGATACTTTTCAAGTTGAGGATTGCGATGGTAATACTATTGGCGATTTAGAAAACGTTATTAAAACGGTTGTTTTAAATAAAACTACGGTTTCAGTATGTAATACATCAGATATTTCAGACCCTATTGTTCAGGCAATAAATGCACAATCTGCAATCGGTAAAAAGCAAGGTTTGATGACGTGGAGTGCTAACGTTGGTGATACATTAATAATTCCAAGTGGTAAGTTTAGTACTTTAAGTTTATTGGCTACAAAAGGCGAGTTTACTATTTCAAATAACAATAATAATTTCACGAGTGATTTAACATTATCTGGTGGAAGTTTGGCTTTGGAAATTGAAATTTCAAACGATGGAATAGGAACTGCATCGGGAGCAACAGATGTTGCACAAGGTATAGACACAAGAGCAAATTCAAATGATTTAGAAGCTTCTAATAATGGGTATACTATAACTTGCGTAAGAGATGGTATTTTATCATTAGAAATTTATAAAAACTAAAACTATGCAAACGGAATTACAAGATTATTTTAATAGGCTTTGTTGTCCAACACCTGTAGTAAATTACAACTTTGATGTTGACAGCTCAGATTGGGCAGGGTCAGGAATTACAGACCAAGCAAGTTTTGAAAGTGGACTAGGAGTAACCACTTCTGATTTTTTATTGAGTGGTAATAATATTAAAGCTAATATTTTAACAACAATTGGTAATGCTATAACTCTAAAATCAATGCAAATAACAAATATTGGCTACATAACTGTTAGTGGATTAGTAAACTTAAATTTATCTGTTAATCAAATAGTAACATTTAATCCTACTATTGCTTTACCAAGTAGTTTACAATCTTTAAATTTATCTAGTAATCAAATAGTAACATTTAATCCTACTATTGCTTTACCAAGTAGTTTACAATATTTAGCTTTAGACATTAACCAAATAGTAACATTTAATCCAACATTACCATTACCAACAAGTTTACAAATTTTATATTTATCTAGTAACCAAATGACAACATTAGGATATACAGCAAGTGAACCTTGGGCAAATGGTATGCACACAGCACCAAGTGGTGGTGTAATTTATTTAAATGATAATACAGACTCCGCATCAGGAACAAATTTAGAAGCAATATTAATAAGTAAAGGTTGGAACGTACTATCTTAAAAATTTTTCATAGGGATTTAATACAATTAAATTATGACTTTAATAAGACAAAATAAAAGAGTAATTGTGGAAGTTGCTACTTTACCCACAACGGGCGAAAGCAAATATTTATACCACAATACTACTGACGGACATTTTTACGCTTGGAATAGCGTAACAAATTCATTTGATGATTTGTCCGCATCAAGCCCAGATGCAAGTGGTGCTGTTTTAGCTGCAAACGCTTGCGTAGGAACTTTAATTGAAATACCAACAAGTTTAGACGAAAAGACAGTAGGTACAGGCGGAGATTTTACCGACTTACAAACTGCAATTTCAGATGCTTCTGTATTAGATAACACTACACTTAAAGTAGTTTCAAATTTAACCATTTCCACAACTATAAACGTTACTAAAAAAGTAATTATAGATGGTAATAGTTTTAACTTAGAAAGTGCAACAAATAACCCAGTTAATATGTTAAATATTACTGCGGGAGCAACAGTAAAAAACTTTGCTAAAATTTCGCACTTAAAAACAACAAATACTTCAATAGAAACAGTTATTTCTATAAACTCACCAGACCCAGTTTATATCTACAATAACACTATTGAATTACAAGAATTTGGTATTGTTGCAAGAGGTTCTTTCTTTATAGGAAAAAACACTTTCAAATATGTTGGGGCAAGTTTAACAAATTCCCACAGATTCATTGCTCTTTACGGAAATAGCGGAGAAAGTAGAATTTATGAAAACGATTTTGAATGTTCTGTAATGCCAGCGACTACAAGATATTCTAATTTCATTTATGCAACTTCAACTACAGGAACGGTTTACGATGGTAAATTATTTATAAACAATAATACACAAACAGCTGGTAATCTAAGACAATTTTATTTACACGATTCTGGAGTACCAACTGATATGGAATTGTATGTTGCTAATAACACATTCAACGATTTTAATGGCGGTATTGGTATTTTTGGCGTAAACATTTACAACGGATATAAAAAAATTGGTATCTATTCAAATACACAAGGAGCAGATTCGGCAGGAAATTATAAAGGATTATTCTTTTTAGACGGAACTGGTGCAATAAATGAAAGTGTAGTTGTAGAATACGGTGATAATATTTTAGGAACTACAGCTTTAAGAGCAGATTATTTATCTTATTTAGAAGATGGAAGCTCTGAAATAGCAATAAAAAATACAGTTACTTTTATTGATAAAAAAGAAAAAGTAACAATACAAGAGTCCCTTGAAAATTTAGGAATTATAATCCAAGATTTAAAAGGAAGAAAAACATATTTAAGCGGAGTTACAGGAACAGGAACAGAGGAAGACCCTTACATAGTTCAAAGTTCTTTTTCTCTTTCAGACTTAACCGATATCGTAACATCTGGACTTGCTAACGGTCAAGTATTAGTTTACAATTCTACAACTGGAAAGTGGGAAAATAAAAATGAAACAAAGGCTAATTACACAGAAACAAATGCAACATCCGCAAGTTTTATTCAAAACAAACCTACAATAACAACTGGAGTAGGAACACCAATTGGTTCAGCTACAACAGGTTCTATTTATTTAGAAAATGATATTTTAGGAAATAGTATAGGAAGTTATGTCTACAATGGAACAGCTTGGGTATCATTGGCATTTAGTCAAGTACAAGCAAATTGGACAGAAGTAGATACAAGTAATGCAGCATTTATAAAGAATAAACCTATATTAGCTAACGTAGCTATTTCTGGAGACTATAGTTCATTATTAAATAAACCTATAATTCCTGATGCACAAATACAGAGTGATTATGCACAAACGGATAACACTCAATTAGATTTTATAAAGAATAAACCTAATTTAACTCTTTATGAATTAGTAGCAAACAAAGGAGTACCAAATGGATATGTACCATTAAATGGTTCAGGAACAATTGATGCAGCTTATTTAAATATAACAGGGACGGAATATAAAGGAACTTGGAACCCAACAACTAACACACCAACTCTTTCAAATGCAACTGGTACTAATGGTTGGTTTTATTATGTTTCTGAAGACGGTTCAGTAAATTTAGGGGCTGGAGTAATTGATTTTCAAGAGGGTAACATAATTATTTTTGATGATGTTTCAAATGAATGGAAAAGGGTGGGGGGACAACAATTAATCACAAATGATTTAGATGCGTCTTTGACTGATTTTACAAATCCTTTAATTTATTATTATGGGGGTCTTACAGATGCAGGAGATTGGCAAGTAAATAAATGGGATATGACCTCGAATACAAAAACAATAGCAAACTTAACAAATAACGTTGGCGTAACAAATCTTGCAACAGCGTGGACAAATCGTTTAACTTTAAATTACTTATAATATGGCATTTGCATATTCAATAGCAGTAGCAGGAGCAGGAACTGTATCTTGTGCAGGAACTACAACGGTAACAGGTTCGGGAACTTCTTTTGCCTTTGGACTTGGTAGTGTTCCAACAGGCACACAAGCAAGAGTTGGTGGGACTATAACAGTAGGTGCAAACACACGTACTATTACAGCTATTGCATCAGCTACTTCTTTAACAGTTGATACAGCTTTTCCAACTTTTACCGCTCAAGCTTTTACAGTTCAAACTGGTATTACACAAACTGGAACTGATACAATGAATTTAAGTTTAGGTTCTGCAACAGGTTTCCTAATTACCAATAGGGGAGATTTATTTAGAACTTTTGATTGTAGAGGTTTAGATTTAACTATTAACGGTACTTTAACAGTATCAAGTTCAGTTGCACAATTACGAAACGATGGTAGTTGTAATAATAGATTAACGGTTAACGGTAGTGTTTCAGGTGGGGAGTTAATTTTTAATGGTAGAATATCAACTGCAGGTAATGGTCCTATTCCTTATGCTGGTCTTGATTGGTTAGGTACAAATGGAATGGGTGGTGCAACAGCACTTGTTAGCACAAATGCTACTTATCCAGCAAAATTAACAGTAATTGATGCTTGTATTCGTTTTGGTGGCGATTGGTTTACTGTGTCTAGTGGCAACTTTGCACGTATCACAACACAAGGGGACGAATGTTGGATTTTGTGTGCAAAGGGTACAGGAACTGTTCAAGCAAGAATTCGTTTGAATAATACAACACCTGTAATTGATTTACAAGCCACTCAAACTTGGATAGGTACTTGGTTAAATTTTGGAGTGCCTCAAATTAGTTTGAAAGGATTTACACCAATTTTTACAGATGGACCAGAAATTAACCTGTCATCTGTATCAGTTGCTACAAGAATTAATATTGAGAATTATGATACAAGATATATTCAATCAGCATATTATCCTGGCTCTCAAATTGTACCTTATGGAGGTGCTTGGATTAGATTTAAAAATAACTTGTTAGGAACTAATATTGTATGGCAAAGTCTAAATGTTGGGGGTGCAAATTTTAATGTTATTGAATATTCAAAACAAATAAAAGCAATTTCAAAAGACGCTTTAGGTAATGTTTTAAATGATGGGTATTTCTATTTTCAACCTGTGGGAAGTAATGTATCAGGAATTAGAGCAAAAGGTGGTACTTCGGATATTACTTTTGATTTAACACAAAAAAACATTTTAATTAGTGGTGGTTTTGCTGAAACTGAATTTATTTATGCTTGGGATTATGCCAATACAACTGGTTTAAAAAGCACGCCAAAATTTTTCTGTAGTGGTCAAACAAAAGGAGCGGAAACACACCCATCTTTTTTAAGTAGATACGGTTATGACAAACAACCTATTACACTTACTTTAAGTGGCAACAATACTTTTGAAGTTTCAGCATCTCACGCTTCATTGCCAACATCAGATAAAGTAATCGCAACGGCAGCAGCAATCAGTGGTATTGCTTTTAATTTTAGCACAAAAGTAATGACTATTACAGGTAACTTAACCTACCAACAAATTTATGATGCGTATCAATACGCTTTAAATATAACGGCAAATTTATTTCAAGCTAATGATTGTTTAACAACAGATTCTATTTTCAACTATGTAGGTTGGACTATTAATCTGGGAGCTGGAGTAACTATTTCTAACCCAAGTGGTTCTTTTACTACACTTAAAGCAAACACTATATCAATAGAAAGTGGTTCATTAATTACAAGTACTTATGCGGATTCAACAGGAGTTTATGCAAAATTATTAGTAAATGGTTTATCGACTAATATGGTTGCTAAGTTAATCACTGGCTCAACAGTTCTTTCAAGTATTGTATCAACTGGAACAAGTGGTTTTTTAGACTACTTTATTCCTACAGGAAGCACATCAATTTCAGCAACACTATACGTTGAAAGAGCAACAGGACAAACAAACGGATACAATCTTTATACCAATACTTTGACTTTAGGAGACACAGGAGCTACAACTACCGCAATTATGGCTATAGACACTTTCTACGGAAGAAGTGCGGGGCAAGCAGATAGAAGTAATGTGTCAGTAACTTGGAACTCTACAACAGGTGCACCAACAATTACTTTAAGTGGAGATGCAGATGTAAAATCAGTTTATGACGTAGTTTTAGAAAGTCACGCAACTACGGCAAATATAACTTTTAACAGACCAACTACAACAGATGGATTTACTTATCAGTTTACAAATGCAATATTTACAGGAACTGGTAAGATGACAGGTAGTAAACAATTCTTTACAACAGGTGGTGTAAGTATCAACTACGATTTAATTTTGAATTATTTAAACACGTTAAACTTCTTACCAAATTCTTGGATTAAAGTTATTAAGTCAAGTGATAATTCAGTCTTATCTCCTTTTGCTTTAAATGTAGCAGGAAAACTAGAGTTGAATATGGGTACAGGTATTGATTATAAAGTATTCTTAAAAAAAGACGGATATAAACCTTTAGTAGAAGAGATAAATTCAGGAACTGGGCAAGCATTAACTTTGGACCAAAAAGCACAAGCATTTTATAATGCTACGACAAACATTTCAACTTTAATTCCGCTATTAGATGTAACAAACACAAGTGGTATTTTATCAATAGTTTCTGTAGGAGAGATGAGAGCAACGTCTTTAGAGGTTTGTGCTATTATCGACCATTTACAAAAAGATGAAGACTATGCAGACGTAGCTTTATTTGCAGAAACAGGGGACATTTGGGAAATTATTTCTCAATATCAAAATACACCAGACCCTACATACATAAAAATTGAAAGAGAATCTTCACTAACAAACACCGAACTTACAATTTGGGACACTTATTTTACAACATCTTCAACAGATGTACCAGATGAAGACATAACACCAATACAAGCTTCTACAGGTTTATGGGTAATGAGTAATCGCTCTGCTGTAGGGGAAGTAACAGTTAAAAACGAACAAGCTGTAGCAATTTCTCAAAATGCTTCAGAGTACGTTTGGAGTAAAATTTTAGAAAACGGTAAAACGGCAAACAGAAACGTTTCTCAATCTAATAACTTTGACGCAATCACTTCTATTGAAGTTCAAAAAACTAACTAATTAAAAATGAGTCAACAATCAATAACTTTACTATCTAAGAGTAAGTTTGCACAAGAAGCAGACGAAATACTTATATATAATTTTGAGCAATATTTTTATTATAAAAATTTTAAATTAGGTTTAGGAGCAGATATAAGAGAAGCTAATTACTATTCAAAATTAAAAGAGGTTCTTTGTATAGATGAGTGTGAGATAGTAAACTATGTACAAGATAAAATAAAGGGAAAAATTAAAAACTAATAAAAAATGAACAACTGTAACGATAAAATAAAACAACGTTGTACGAAAGTAGAAGCAGAATGTGTAAGATATAATAGAGAGCTACCATCTTTTTCAGAATTAACAGACTGTATTTCAATAGCAGAAACAACAGAAGAGCAATATGTATTAATAGGTGAAATTAAGGAGGAAATAGATTTAACAACTTTAGATTATGATTGCGGAACGCTACCAACAGATAAAAACGTAAAGTCTTTAATTCAATTTCTTTTAGACAGAGATTGTGCAAGAGAAGAATTAATAGAAACAATACAAGGTCATATAGAAACACTACAAAGCCAAGTTGATTCACTTCAAGAAAATAATTGCCCATAAAAAATAAAAACTATGTCAGATTTATGTTACCAAGGAACAACAGTTCCATTAGAATTAATAGAAGAGCCTTGTAATGGTGATTATACAAGTACAGCTTGTATATCAAGCCCTGTAGCCATAACAGCTTTAAACTTACCTGTAAATGCTACACAACAACAAATAAATAACGCTTTAGTTTTAGCTATACAAAACCTATCTAATCAGATAGCAGAGTTAACAGCAAGAGTGGTAGAATTAGAAACACCTTAAAGATAAAACCATGAGTAATAATAATTGCGGATGCAATAATACAACAACAACACATGCTTGTAATTCTTGCCAATCAACTCCTTGTACACCACAACCAATTTGTGATTGTCCAGGTGGTTATATGTCAAGCGATTGTGTAAATAATGTCAAGGCACAATTTGAATGCCTAAATATTGAAAGTAATCAAACACTTACAGAAACTTTTGAACAAATGGATTCAGCTATTTGTGATAAATTTGCTGAAGTTGATAGTCACTTTGACCTAGTAAACGTTGGAACAGGTGAAGATGTGTATAAAGGAATTAACCTTTTGGGGCAAAAAGAAATAAAAACAATAAAGTCAGCAGGAGGGACAGTAACAATAACAACTTCTGTTGATGGCAACGAAATAAATTTAGAAGCAGGGGACCCAACAGCAATTTCTATTACATCAGATGATGATAGCGTAACAATTACAGAAGGAGACGGTGTTATTGATTTATCAGTTGACACAAGTAAAAGTTTTTTAGAGTTAACAGACACACCTAATGATTATAACTCAGACACTTTAAAATTAGTAAGAGTAAATTCAGCAGAGACAGGATTAGAGTTTGTAGTGGATAATTCAGTGAAACAGTTAACTACAACCAATCCTGGAGGAACTCCAACAACATATTCCCCTACAGCAGGGGTAATAAATTTACCTAACGCATCCCTTACGGAAGCAGGAATAATTACAAATACAACAACGGCTGATATTCAAAAATTTAAAGGTAGAAAAAGATTTGTAGGAGCTAATAAAGGAATTGACCAAAATTCTGTATCTATTTTTGATGTACGTTCTGCGGACGAAACTGAATCTTTCTTAGCTGTTAGAGAAAGTGGTTGGATTTATATAACAGGTAATATGTTTACTAATAAAATACTAGATTTCAAAGTTGACGAACCAATACCAGGGGACCCTCCAAATGGTAGCAGTTACACAGGAAGAATTCGTAGAAGCGGTGATAGACTAGTAATTGGAGAACAGACAAATGGTTCTAAAAGCATTACCTTAGACTTAAATACAGGAAACACAACAATCGGAGGTTCTGGAACAGGCACTTCTACAACAACAGAAATATTTGAAGTTTTTGCAACAGACAAAGGCTCAATTCCATTTCCTAGAATGACTTATATAGAAAGAACAGGATTCACTCCAAGTAAAACAGGAACTCACGTATACCAAACAAACACAGCCAGTGGTTTTGCAGAAGGAGTTTATGTTTGGAAAACAAGTGGGTGGGTTTTTGCTTATTAACAATAAATCAGGAGGGTGGTTTTTCCTGAATATTTTTCTTGGTAGGGTGGTGGAGAAATCTATCACCCTTTTTTAATTAAACCAAAATTATAAGGATTTTGTATAAAATGTAATTAATTAGTAATTTTGCAGAATGAATAATAGTAGCCTTGTTAGCCGAGTACAATCTTTATTGAAAGGGACTTCCAAAGATGGGAGAATCTCAAGAAGACTTATATTAAAAACTGCCGAATCAAAAGCAAAGTTTCTAATAGCTCAAAAACTTAATGACCGTTCTTTATATAGAGAACAAAATTTATATCAAACTATATCTTGTATTGAACTTATAGACCAAGATATTATAAGATGCCCTATAATAGAATTTAAAAGTTGTAGAAGTTTAAAAAGAAGTAAGTTAAAATTGCCTGAACTAATACACAGCAAGTATGGAAACTCTTTAAAAGAAGTTACATCAATAGATGGACAATACTCTTTTGAACCTATAACACCTTCTCAATATAGATTAAACAAAAAGAGAACTTTAAAAACAAAAACAGATTATTTCTATGTTCAAGATGGGTATTTATATTTACCTGATAGTGAAGTAGAAATGGTAAATATTATTATACTAACAACAGATTTATATGGGTTGGAACAGTGTTCTTCTTGCAGTGAGAATAAATGTAAGAGTGCATGGGATTTTGAATTTATATGTCCTGATAAACTATTAGAAGTTGTAATACAAGAAACAATAAAAGAGTTGTCTTTAAATAAACAAATAAGAGAAGATGTAAACCCAAATCTAAATGAAGCCACGTAGTAAATACACAAGACCAAAAGAAGAGAACTACATAACTCCCAAATCTTTAAAGAAACTTCGCAAAATAAGAAAAAAAATAGAGCTTAGATTGAGTGAAGAATTTGTAAACATAGAAGACACTTTTTCATATAGAATGTATGATGCTTATAAAAGGAAGTCTAAAAATCCAATGCTATTGACAGAGTATAGAAAACTTATTAGAAAGTTCTTTGTAGCCGTTAGAAAACATTTATTAAATAATGAAGCAGGAGTATTTTTAAAAGATTTTGGATATTTTTGTATTATAAGAAACCCAAAACCACAGAGAAGAAATTTTAAGTTCTCTATGAAGCATAAGTTTGAACCGACTTTTATTCCTATAAGAAAAGATAACTTAATGCAAACTTGGACTTTAGATAATACATTTTTACATTTTATACATTTTGTTTTGAGAATGAAAATGATGAAAGGTAAGAAGTATAAGATAGCATATACTATGTTAAATAACTTATATGGAACTTCGCAAGTAAACGTTTATAAAAAAGAAGTAGATGATAACAATAAGTAATATAATTACCGACATAAAATCTGAATTAAAATCTTATTCTGAGGCAGGATTAATAGATGAAATAACATTAAGACTTCACTTAATAAACGAGTTAAAACGTTTTGGTGGAAATATAATGGATGTCTATCCTGTCATTTTAGAGGTCAAAAATAGTAGAACAAAACTTCCTGAAAATTTCTTTTCTTTATACAGGGCAGTAAGAATTTATCCAAAAGGATATAGCTGTGAAGAAGATTGTACTTTAGATGAAATAAACTTTGGACAGACTTTTTTTAGGGTAAGAAAAGAAGCCTCTACTACTTGGGACAATTTCTCAGGAAAATTTACAGAAGGAGATTACACAGAAGTGACAGAAAAGGTTTACATACAAAATAAAAATGTAAATATTCACTATGGAAATCAAACACTTTTACAATTAGTACAAGGTTTTGATAAATCTAAACTAGACCCTAAATGTGAAAATTTAAATATTCGACAAAGCCCTTATAAAATAAGTATAATAAATGAAACACTACAAACTAATTTTAGTAAAGGATTTATTTGTTTGTGGTATCAGGGACTAAGAGTAGAAGAAGAAACAGATGACGTAATACTCCCTGAAGACCCAAATGCAAGACTATATGAATTTCTAATGTACACAGGTAAAGCAAAAGTA